AAAGAATGTGTTTTTAGGTAGAGAATATCTAAAGCCTCTTGAAAACTACAATGTTTAGTATACATTACTACATCAAAACAAGACCAGTAAAGTTTGTTTTGAAACATGGAATTTTCAACAAAGTATAGAATACCTGAGTGCCATTTAAAACGACACCCAGGTTTTCTATCCGTTCTAAAAGGACTTAGATAAGACTTACCTAAATCAGGATATATTCCTAAATATTCATAAAAAACTTGTTCCTGAGATATTGAATTCAATACTTCAGTTTGGTCTCTGTATGTAGGTCTAAGTCCTTTGAACATTCTAGCTATTCCAACCAGTGGCAACTACAGGATTTTCAGGTACTGCATTAAAGCAATCTTCCCGTTTAAAATCCTGATATTTGATGGTAAACAAATCTTTGATGATAGGATAAGCTTGGGTTTGACCTGAACCAATCTCAAGAGATTTTTCATATCTTTCTAAAAGCTTACCTTCTGCCCAATCTGTAACTTGACCGTGGAACCAAGTTTTAGAGTCATTTGCAACACCTTGATAACGTTTAGTAACAGTGTTACCATTATCGTCAAGGGTTTCTTTTTCTCTAACAACCAGCACCATGCAGATGTTTTTGGCTTTTTCTTGCGTCCAAGTTGCCAATTTATTCATACCAGTGTAGCTGGCATTATACAGACTAGTTGCATCAACTCCTAAAGATGTCATTTGCGCATACAAATTTTCACCAGATTTCTGATCAAAATTGATCAATCGACTAATGAACTCGATCAATTCAGCTTCACCAATTTTCAAGGGTTTATGATCTGCAAATTCAGGTTTCAGTTGGCCACCAGCTTTAGCCCGGCTTATGGTCTGCAAACTCAGGTTTTAGTTGGCCACCAGCTTTAGCCCAAACTACTGCACCAGTAGAAGTACAAACTTGGTAGTTACCTGATTTAGCAATAGCATCTTCATTACCAATATTGATTCTGAAATTAACTACTACATCATCTGAATTTTTCAACCAAACATTGATAGGACGAACATCCTTTTGATTATAATCTTTTGTAAGATCATAAGTTTGAGGTTGTACGTTATCTCTACCTGTCCATTGTTGAATTTGTTCTGCTGTGGGGTTCACACCCAAAAATGAAAATGAAGTAAGTCCTGTTTTGAGGTAAGAACCTCCTTGTTGTTGCCCTTCTTTTGTTCCTGTAAACATGATTAAATTAAGATTAAAGTTGATTAAAGTTGATTGTTGTTTTGGTATCTGTTGTGTAACTAGGATTTAATAATCCATTAGACTTGGTGTCACCATATGTGACTTGCCAAGGATTCCAATAAGGATTTCTCCATACATCTTTATGTACGATAATCTCTTTGTATTGAATTGTTGATGTGAATGGAATAAATTTCCAATCTTCCCAATCTTCTGGAAACCATGACATTAGATAATTGAATACATTTGCTACTTTCACTTGACCTTCTATAGCAACTGTTTTGTTTTCAGTATCTATGTGTAACTTCATTGCTGCATATATTTTTCAATGGCTTCAATAACCAATCCCATGTCATTAGGGATGTAAAGTTTATCAAATATACCCTGACTTTTAGCAGGATATGTTCCATCGTGATCAGTAACAAATTGCTTTTCAGCACGTTTAGTTTGATCATTATATGTGCTCTTACCAAACAACATAATATCTACTTTACCCTCAGGAGTAATATACTCTTGTGTCATATTCATTTCTTGATACAATAATACATGTTGAATCACAACACCTTGTATCCTTATAGTTTCCTATAAGATTAGACCATATCTTTTTTATATTTCCAAATAAATTTATGATAAGTTTTTAATCTACCATTACAAGCTGAGGCAATGTTACCTTTATATAACTTAGGATTATCTTTTATAATATCACCTAACGTTAAATATTCTTTAACAACCTTATTTGTTAAAGGATCTATTTGTAATATTCCTCCATAACTTGTTTTCAATCTTTGTTTTAAAGATTGAGTTTTTCCAAGATTACATTGTCTTAATTTATCTTTTGTACTTTGAGATAGAACTTTTCCTTTGTGCCAATCAGATATTTTCTGTTTAACTCTATCAGGTCGTTTCTTTCCTTTAAGCGCATTACTTACATTTAGTTTATGTATCTCAGTAAGTTTGTGACCACTTGCTGAATTACCACCTTCATGTAAATTTGTAAGATTTTTATAGAATTTAATCCAATACTTTTCTCTTTCTTCCCAAATACTGTCATCACATTCTTCAATGAGTATGATTTCAGGTTTTAGGTTTTGAATAAGTAACGAATAAATCCAACATTGACAATGTGTTTTAATACCAATTTTATTAGCTGCAGTAATGTGTCCAGAAAGTCTTTTCTTTAGAGACGCAATTGTTTTACCTACATATCTAACTTCTTTGGTATTGGGATCAAGTAATTTGTAAATTTTAACTAACATAATATTTGGATTATAAAATTTGCTATTTCCAAAGTTGTTGATTAGATAACTTTGTACTCCCCTTCTGAGGGATGGTCGTTGAACGTTATTCTTTGTATAGCAAAAATCATGCCAACTTTAGAATCTTCGCTGCTGATTGGCCAATACTAATTATTTTTAACATTCACGTTTACCATTTCTAGTTACGTTGTAGTTAATTAGTCTCTAAGGCTATTCCAGCAATTAAGCAAATAAGGGCAATATGATTCACCCGTGGTCTTCATACGAAAACTGATATCTCCAGCACTATTGGCTTTGTAAGATTCTGGATGAGCAAATAGAATTACATTCTTACCTGCCATACTTGCTTTCTCACAAGCTTCAAAAATCTGTCCCATGAAAAAACCAATTTGTTTTGGAGTATCCCAACCATTTTTCATAGCATTCTTCATATAGAAGTTTTGCATGATGTAGTTAGTATCATCAATAACAATGTTTTTAAATGGACTATTTGCTAAACCTGTAATGAGTTTAGCAATAGCTTGTCCATCATCTGAAACAACTCGATTACCATCTTGCGGCTTATCAATAGTGGTAGTTTTCCACAACGGTAACATTTTACTCGTAGTGGTGATAACATAAGTTTCCTTAGGGTCTAAACCCTTAATACCTAACTTTTCATTAGGAACAAAAGATGTAGTTTTGCCGAAACCTGATTCGGCAAGCACTAGGATCTGTGGCATATGGATTAAATTTTAAAGATTGGTTAATTACGCGTACTGTTCTGACACTACAGTTTCTACAATAGAATCATCAGAGACTTGTGGATTTGAAAAAGTTGTTGGTGTTGTATCATCAATGACAACAAACCATTCGGTTTTACGTTTACGTGAACGAAGATTAAATCCGTTAGCTTTAAAAAGATCTTGTACCATTTTAGGAGTTACTTCCAAATTAGCTTCAGTAGAAAACTCTGTAGCCATTTCTTCCCATGTTTTGGTACCTTCAAAGAGGTTCTGCAGTTGTTGTTTTGTAATTTTAAGCATTTTTATTTATATATTTAATTAATTTTACTGTTTCGGGATTTTGATCTTTCATATATGAAATGATCCCACTCATTTCAATATCTCTACGAGTCCAAAATGGAATACGTATTGATGCCCATTTAGAAAAACCTGGAACTTGAGATAGTTTTAACTCTCTAATTTTATAAAGATGACTACCAAATAATGCTGCTAAAAGAAACATATTATTGTTCCACTTAATTGTAGGTAACATTGAACAAGCCATTCGTTGGTTGGTAGAATCTCTACTGTTAAGTAGCTCACAAATATTTCGATAGACATCTTCTGTCAATTCAATCTTCTCAGTATCATGTACTTTAAAAGATAACACATGTCTTCCAAAAACATATGGATTGAACACCTTTTTGTAATGTAGTAAAAAGTCTGGAACAACTAACGGTTGAGTTTTTTCAGAATACCAACTATCAAATTCCATAATGGCTATATCAGCATCATGAATATCTTTTACTATTGTGGATCCTAAAGATTCGAGATAGTCTTTAGCATCTTTTAAAGTATAATATCTTCTATGATCTAAATAAACTTTTGCATTACAAAGATCTAGTTCTCTCTTTGTGCTTACACATTCCCGAATCTCTTTTTTGATTTGCCATCGTCCATATAGGGGATCATGCACAAAATAGTCTAGTGGGCCCATACCATATCTGTTCTAATGTCTGCAACTAAATCTCTCAATATATTTGGTACTGCACTTAGTGCCGCATTATATGAATTTTGAATGATTTGCGAAGACAACTTGTCTTTTAAGAATGGAACACCAAGAATTTCAACAACAGTGTTTTTTGTTAATCCGTTAGCCATACCTCTACCGCGAAGATACTTCAGTACCTCTTGACAATTACCAGTAATTTGATAGTTTGTAGAATTGATCCCATTTGACATAAACGTTAACCATAAAATATATGGAAAAGATTTTACAATATCGCAACTATCAATAATCTGACATGCCATCGTAGTATCAGACTTTAAAAGATCTTCTACGTAATCCAAATTGTTTTCGTCAATAACAAAACCTGAATTAATCATTTCTAGAAGTGTTTCTTCAAAAATGATTTTTGGCTTATTACTAAGTTGACTTAATTTGAAAAACTGAGCAATGACTTCTACATACTGTGAACCAAATTTAGAAATTTCATACACAATATCATCTGCTAGAAATGGATCTCCATCAACAATCTTGTTACCTACTAAAGATAAAGATCTTGTTGGTACTTGAACATCTGTGTTAATTACAACAGCAGTGGCTTTTTCTAAAAGAATTGTTCTTGAAAACTTTTCTTGAGATACGGACAAACGATCTCTTTTAAATTTTACATTTTTAAAAAAGAAGATACTATCTTCAGGCACCAAAGTGTCTGATGCCTGAGAGATAGTAGATTTAATGAATTTTACAAGTGCTTGATTGGCATACAGAGCTTCTCCTGACGCCAATTTAATAATTGAAGGATTAGGATTCATTTACTATTTGGATTAAGCTTTAAGAATCATTGCACTAATTTGTGGGTGCATAATGATTAGTTGTAATTTGGTTGATTGTTGACGAGCCTTTTCAGACATAAACTGTCGTGACATATAGAATTTTAAATCTTCACCAAAACAGTCGTGCAAGATAATATCAATTACTTTTTGATTTTCATCTCGACCCCATTTCTCATGATTACCATAAATAACATGATTGGTGATCCGCGTTGCCATAATACTAGCTGTAGCTGGATTATAACTACCACTCTTTTTATAATCTCCACATACTGCGGTTAGTTTAGCTAAAGCTTCTTCTTTTTTCATTTGAAGAAGATCTGAAGGATTTGGGAGTTTATCCAAACCATTTGCTACAAATGTAATAAATGTATCTGTAAACGCTGGACCACATGCTCCATCACCACAAGTTTTAACATAAGATAGTTCTTTTGCAAAATCTTCCAAGTTACCGATGTCTTCAAAGAATTTCGTCATAATTCGAGCATTGTAGTCTTTTCCTCCACCAATTCCATCTCCTTTAGTAGAAAACAATTCTTTATTACTTAATACAAAGTTAATACAACGACCATCAATACCATCATTTTCGGCCCATTGGGCCCAAGCATCTGGATCATATTTCATGTATATGGTCCTAAAACGAGTTTTCTGTGCCAAATCCAATGATGCTACAGAGTACTCACCAGAATCTGGATTTGTACTCAACATTACAATTGCATTTTTTGGCAAAGACCATGACTTGTATCTATATTCTTCGGTAATGGTCATACAAGCTTGCATTACCATTGGTAGAGCACGAGTGTAATCATCTAAGAACAGAATGAATTTATCATCTGGACCAAGATCTTTCAACCAATATGGCATAGAATATGACATTCTGGTTTCTCCTGTAAATACACCACCATCTGCAATGGCTTGTTCTGCCAAATTACTTGGCATCCAACGCAATTGTTTCTCAGTCATACCATCTGAATTTTTTTCAAATTCATACTCGTATTCATTTAAAGGATATCCAACCAAGTGACCAAGATCATCAATCATCGATGTGTTTTCCACATGGATTTTATATCCTAGTTCTTTTGCAATTTGGTAAATTACACTAGTTTTACCAATACCTGCACCGCCTTCCAAACATAAGGATGTTGGACGTTTACCTTTTTTCATTTGCATTTCAGCAGATGCTGCATACTTACGAATGTGATCAATTACCTCACTAGGTGTTAATTCGATTTTGTTCTTACTCATTATTCGATTGAATTTTTAAAAATTTTCCGTTGTGTTCTTTTATATAATTCTTAGTACCTCTCGAAGAGATCACCCATAACATGGGTCGGTTAGCATTTGGTGGAAGTTCTGCCTCTCCATCCGTAAAATAAATCATACAGTTATATTGTGGATGAGCATTAAAATACTCTAGAGTTGGAGTAAAATAAGTTCCACCTCTACCACTAATTTCAACATCCATTTGTCCTTTATAGACATACGGATCATAGATTTTTGTATCCACACATAAGATAGTAATTGTGTGTCCAAATTTCCACAAGTTGTGTAACTCAGACATGAATTCTTCCAATTCTCTTGTTGATACAGATGCACTAGTGTCAATAGCTACCAAGATGTTTTGTTTCAGTTTGATCTTACAACTTGGATTTGCTGGAAAATATGGATTTGGTTTAAATCTTGTTTGTTTAACTTCTACTTCATGACTATTACCTGTCCATTGACGCAAGAATTTTCTCCAGTCAAATTGACTTGGACGTTTGATAGCCTTAATGATGCTTTTAATTTCACCAGGAACAGATCCTGGTTGATTTTTTTCCATCTCTTCAGCAATCTCAGTCATTCTGTATTCAATTTGATTTTGAATAACTTTTTGTTCAGCTTCAGATAACTGGTCAAAGATCTCCCAAAAGTGTTCATTCTGTTGAAGATCAAAATCATCTCCACATTTACCTTCTAAAGCTCGATAATAAAAATCTCTACCTTGTTTTTCAGGTAATGTTAAACCGAGTTCTTGCTTAATCTTTTCTAGTGTAATACCACCTTTAGGTAAACACTTGCGATCAATATACTGATTGATTTCTAAATCAGTAGCAATGTTATCTCTTTTATGATCTGGATAACTACCTAAAGTTACCAAATGCATAAAACATAGATGCATCATTTCGTGTTTACATACACCAAATTTTTCTTCTTGATTTAAACTAAACCAGAATTTAGGATTGATGTATAAAACAACATTGATCCCATTCAATCCTACAGCTAATGTTGGAACTCTTTCTGTTTCTTGTTTATCCAATCCCAACATGAACATTGCGTAGTACGTATCTGTAACCAATAGTCTTCGCAGGCATCTACCTAAGTCTTCATGTAATGTCATAGTAAATTTATAATTTCTTCTTCTGTTAAAGTAACTAATCCAGGAATCTTTTTCTCTTTTCTTTTTAACGTAGAACCTACACTTGGACAATTGTCATAAAATTCAGAAAAGAACTGTATTTGTAAAGATTTAAGTTGATCTTGCAATCGATTAATATCTTCAATTATTTTAGACTCTTTGACTGTCAATAAAGGATGCCAAGCTGGAGTATAACATGTTCCAGGTTTCGTCATTTTGAATCTAAGATAGTTTCTTGATTTGTTTATTGCACGCTGCCTTTCAACTAAAGACATTTGATTCAAATCTTTTCCAATATGAGCACTAACTTTCTCTAAAAAATCTTTATCGTTTAGCATCTAGAAACTCTTTTAATTGTTGAATATCTTCAGGTTTAGGTAACTCTTCAAATCTATTACCCACCCCGTCAAACCATAAAGCTTTAGCCATATGTGCCAAGCCATTTCTGTGTTTTAACACATGCAAGGTTCTAAAGTTATCTCCAAAAGTATTAAGATTATACTTTAGATAATCTCGCAAACCGTACTTACCAGGATTAAATAGTCCTAGATTAACCATATAATCTCGACCAACCAATTTATTGTCTCCTAACTTGGCTTCACTTGGCTCTAACTTGTTTAATTTAAAATTATCATTGTTCTCACCCAATTTTGTTATCGTAAAGTTTTTTATCTTTACTTCTATAGATTTCTCTATAGTTCAGCATATATCTTCAGTTTATTAAACTGTCGGATTCTCGTGTTAGGTTTATTGTTTGTTATAACTCACCTATTATGCGTTGAACCTTTCCCATACTTTATTAACATTCAGGGATTCGGCTGCTGATTATCCAATTTCTATAATTTTCAAACGTTCAAGCTTATCTTTTCAGATTACTTTGTAGTTTATAGAACTCTAAGGAACTTCCAGCAATTCTTCCGATTTTACATGACCTAGTGAAGTTTATACTTCATGAAAGGACAAATAAACGATTGAATTATATTTTTAAATATTTCAGAGCTTTCTTTTTTAATGTAGATTCTCTGTTTAATACCACTCCAATGAACTGAGGATCTGATATTAAAATCTCTAAGTAATACCTTTTGTAATATTTTTAAGTCTGCAAAGCTAAAATTATCTGTACATAGATAATATGAACCAGATTTATGTTTATAACCATCATCTTGAAACCATATTGCTAGAGTTAATGGGGTTAAAATAATATCTACAGGAACAGTCTTTATCCCAAAAGGATACCAAGTATCTCTAAAAGAATTAAATGATTGATTCTGACAAGTATTAATAGTAATTATTCCATTATCTTTAATCTTCTTATTTTCAAGATTTCGGTTGAAACAGTATTTATATGTTTTACATTCTAAATTTAATAAACCGATTATATAATTCGCATATTCCTCATTAACTGTGGAATAATTAATCATTAATTTACTATTACAATTTTTTCGATTACTATTTGTAATATATCTACTTAAAAACCCATCACCCAATAAAGAACCATTAATGATTTCTATAAGTTTTGAACTAATAAAAATTTGATTCTTACTTTTAAATGGAGTTTTATGTCCGAGCCTTATATTATTTTCATATAGCAATCTTCTAACTGCATATGATGGAATATTTAAATCTTCGGATATTTGAGTAGACGTATTACCTTGATAATATTTATTTATAACACTTTCTTTATACTGTTTATATTTCATGCTTAAACTTTATTTGTTAAGCCATTTCTTGCTGATGTACAGATACAACAATAGCGTTATATCTTTTACAAACCAGTTTAATCACATACTCTGACCATTTACTAATAGCTAAATGCAAAGTGTTTACCAAGGCAAAATGATTTTTCTCAGGAGCCAGCAAACCAATATGGTCTGCTACCACAACTAAATGAAAATCTGGATCATTATACTTAAAAGATTTGTGGACTACCACATTACCTTCATCGTCAGTAAAACTTTCACCTTTAACTATTTGACCATGATCTTTTAATACATTTTCAATAGTCCTAAGCAACCCTGTAGGATTACTTACATCATCATAAACAAGAATATATTTCTTCATATCTTCAAGTATAGGTAACAATTGATCGATTTCAGCTTGGATAGCTTCCGTCATTCCTTCATGAAACCCTTTGTATTGATAGTATGTTAGTGATATTCCCGTCTTTTCTTTTAATTTATCCAATAAGATTGTTGTCCAGAAAAAGTCATAAGACTCTTCCAAAGCAAAATAAATAACTCTAAAAGGAATCAGATTCTCTTTACAGTATTTATATGTCCATTCAGCAAATGCAAATCTTTTCTCTTTACAGTATTTATATGTCCATTCAGCAAATGCAAATCTTGCAAATTTACTTTTACCAGAACCCGTGGCTCCGGTTATACAATAATAAGTTCCTCTAATCCATCCCGGGATAAATTGGAATAAACTAGGGAATAGTTTCTCTATACTTATAAACTTCATATATATTTGTCATATCCAGGCATTCCTGATTTTGCAAAATCTGAAACAAGCGAATATCGTTCAAGTGTTTGAATCATTGCTTTCTTAAATTCTTCATTATCGTAAAGTCTTAAATAATGTACAGAGTCTATCATTTCATGGATTACCAAAAGTTGATAGTCATTTGGTACATTAATTTTTCTAATTTTCTTTAAAAGACACTGAAAGTGATACAGGCAAAGTTCGCCATTGTAAGTCTGCTTGCTCATTTGTTAATTGTTCTAATCTTTCCTTTATCCGATTTATAAAAATTTCGTTGTTGATTAAATCTTCTATAGAAGATGCATAATAGAATTCCAAAATTAAGGTGTCAAATGGATTTCGCTCTTCTACAAGTATTGTTCCATCTGGTTGATGAAATATTTTAACAGACAGTATTTTAAAGGCGTGTACCAAACCTATGAGTTCCATAACATCAATCATTTTTCAACTCCTCTAATCTTTCTTTCAATCGTTCAACAAATACTTTATTTTGAGCAAGTTGTTCACAACTAAAATTGTCAGCAAATTCAGTTATCAATTGATCTTCAGGTAATCGATCATACCTATAACCATCGGGTCCATCCTTATGTACTTCTATAGAATTGAAAAAAAACCAAATATATAGATTTCTAAATTCACTAAGAGACATGTTCCGCTTCAAGTTCTTTAAGTCTATTTGTTAATCGTTCTTTAAATATATCGTTCTAATACTAAATGGTACACGTTGACTCAATCTTTTAAAGTTACTGATCTGATTCCGCAATAAAGCTGTTGACATGATTACTTAATATTTGTTTCGCATGATTTAATCTTACATGTTGTGTAACCCTATGTTGATAACAATACTTAATCAACATTTCAATGACAAGTTTATTGTTTAATAGCATATCTACATCGACTTTGTCAACCATTTCTTCTAGCATTTTATTTTGAAACTCTTCATTAGAACTGTCAGCATCATGTTTATTGTAAAGATATCTTGCATAAATCGTTCGATGAATTTTAAACTTTAAAATTAAAAACAGCAGTTGAGATTTAGCTAACATGGTATCATAATGCTTTGTTGTAGTATAAGCCATAATGTATCAAACGTTTACGAAATGCTTTTCTAAATTCAATATTACTATATAGTAAAGAATGACTTACGTTGTCTAACATTTCCCTAACCATTATGTCTTCAACAGGAACTTCTTTTTTAAGTTGTTCTCGAAAACCTGCACCAGATTTGACAGGTCTAGAAGTTTGAATGTAACTTTCCCAAGTATGATTTGAAAGAATGTGCCTGCTGTATTCCCTGATCTGTAAATTAAATTCGTTTCTGTCCAATATCATAATGCAAGTTATTGTTTGTTTTAACATCAAACCGTTCTTCTTTAACTTTGTACATATGTATAAATTCTGTAGGAGAAAGTCGGAATATCATATCAACTTATAAGATCTACTTGGTGAATTGTTATCCATAGATTGTTCTTCAATAGCCATCTGCAAAAAACTGATTTCATTACCATCTTTGTCTAACTTACTAATAAAATTGTCAGCATTAGACATTAATTTTATATCATCAACATATTGCATATATACTTTAGTGGCTACTAAAACATCGTCAAACGTAACTCTATTTTGTATACAAAATCTGGTCATTAACTCAATAACTTTAGCTTTTACACCAATACTATTGGGTCTGATACCTTTAAATAATTGACGATATTCGTCTATCCTTAATTTAACTTCTTCTTCAATATCTGAAGTATCTTCGAAATCTTGAGTGAAATCTTCATTTTCATAGATAGCCGTTAAACACACAATCTTATTGCTTAAAAGATTCAGTTGAATCATTCTCTTTTGTTGTAAAAAAGAAAATACTTCTTCTGAGACTCGAGCTTTTAGATCATGTCTACATGCTAATAAATAAATAAGAGCTTCATTCAAGTCTGGACACCCTGCAGATATTAAATATCTCTTTAGTTTAACATTTATTTCCATATTGGTACAAAATCTTCATCGTTCCAAAAATTAAATACGTTACATATAACATACTTAATTGTTAAAAGTTTAATATTTTTAATTTTTGGGAGAATCTTTAGTGGTGTATTATGTATCAACCAAATGTATCCAGTAAAAGAACCATTATCTTTGTTTGAATCGGTTCCGTTTATAATAGTGGATACAACCTCTAAAAATCCTTTCTTGGAAAAAATAACATAAAATACAACCATTGGTATTACAACAAACACTATAATGGCTGTTTGACGCAACTTTGAACTAAAGTTTTTGAATATAACTTTTTTGTTCATTGACATGATTTTTTAATTAAAACCGTTCTAGAACCCGTAGCGTTGGGCCATTTAACTTCGTTGAGTTTCATAGTAGTGATTTAATAAATCTATGTAACACATCTCTTTTTTGAATAAATTCAGGAGTGAGATGTTCTTCATCAACATTGTTTAATATTTCAATCAAAATTAACTCCTCAGGTGTTAATAATGATTTGATTCGTTGAAGTTTTACAGCAACATTGATTGTTAAGAGTGCTTTATGATGAGCACTAAGATCTACAGAATCCCAAGAATATACAAATCTACCTACAGGCATAGTGTCTTTCATAACATGACCATTAGTTGTAAGTTGCATACGTAAGTTTTTTATTTATAATCCAAACAGACATTAATCTTTCAAGAATAAATGTGTGAAATGGATAATAATCTAAACCTGTATACTTTTTAAGATCTGCTTGATTCAATCCTGTTTCATAACCACTGTCATTCCAACAAAGATCTTTAATTTCTTGATCTGTCTCCATGATATCGATAGCTTTCTTTAGAACTTCAACATAATCTTTATAAACATTTGCCTTAGCGGCAAAGAAATTAGAGTATACTGTAGGAACCTCAGATGGAATTTCAAGATCTAACTTACTACAAACCTTTTCGAAGATGTTCATAAATCCAGGATGTTGTTCTTCAGTCCAAGCCAGATAATCAGGATGTTGTTTACAAAATATAACTACATCCGAATCTTCATTGTCTAAAACATCTTCAACATACTTTCTATAGAATCCAGTTTTATGAGGAAATTTATGACTAAAAAATCCTACATAATTTCCAGTAGTAGCAACTATATCCAAAGTATGAATTATTGAATTGTATTCAAACAGATAACTTTTATCTTTGACAGAGTTAATAGTATTTCTGAATTCCTGATATTCTACATCTTGTTTATCGCTATACGTAATAGAATATAAATCATGATTACTAACGGTAGGTCTATCTAACACCTTTTGAAATAATTCTAATCTGGTTTCAACACAATCTTTTTTATAGTCTACATTTATAGACATATAGTTCATTTGTTCAAAACACTTTTTAATTAAAAAAGATTCTTCAAATATTATTTTTCCTCTAGATTCCAAATACTGAGTTGCATGCCAGGATGTAATCAAGCTTAACGTTAACTCTATAGATGAAGGATTGACATTCTGTATCTTTTTAAAATCCACATTTGAAATCAACGGAACCACATTCTTGCAATAACACTCATGAATCTTAAGTAAACTTCTACCTCTATTGATTTCAGTATCTAACAATGGTAAAAGCATAACATCTAAATTATCATAAAGACTCATGTAAGATTCATGAGGTTTTACCCCATATAATTTTACATTTTTGAACATTTTTGCAACCTTTTTCCATCTCTTATCTAAAGCGTTATACCCTATGATGGCGAATTCAATATTGTTCCTTACCCACTTATTTTTTTCCATAGATTCAATAATTGGTTTTAGAGATAAGTAGTCTTTATAATGAGATACAGATCCACCAATACCAACTCTTATTTTCTTATGAATCTTTCTACCAGGTGTAAACTGACCATATCCTGCAGGTAATAAATTTGGAATTACTGTAACGTTTAAGTTCCAATTCCACTGTAACATTTAAGTTCCAATTCATTATATCACTTACAAGATATTCTGTTGAACAAACGACATGATCTGCCAACTGACACAAGTGTTGACTCAAGAATGCTGAATATTGAAATTCTTCAGGTAATCTCCATACATCATCAACATCAGCAATAATTTTAAATCCATACTTCTCTCTCCATATGGACAACGTAGTAATCGGAACTTTACTGTTCCAGTGAATGTAAAGAATGTCACAATCTTTGACGTGATCTTCTGTAAGATCTTCAACCAATGTAACATTCTCTACAAACTCTGACCACAGTTTAACTCTATGATAAGAGCCTCCCGATTTAGGATTGTAAACTGCTACTATTTTCATTATGGTATTTTATAAACTTTACTATTTCTTGATATAAAGTTTTCAATTTTGATTCGTTCCAATCTGAAGAATAGTAATCATATACATTATGTTTACCTTTATCGTATGTAAGAACCAAACGTTTGTAGATTGCAACTTCTCCCGAACAAATATTGACATCATAACCTAAAGATTCAATTAGGTCAACCGCAGCCAGGAGCAGAATCCAATCTTCATGAAGATGTTTTATTTTTATATCTAACACATTTTCTAAAAACTCAATTTCGGGATCACCAAATGTCAATTGTCTGGTACCTGTAGGAGTTTTACAGATAATATTAGGTAGTGTAGATCCAAAAAACTCTTCGTCGGGAGAAACTTTAATATCTAAAAATTCAGCAATCAATTTGTTTTCTTCTTTAACAGTCATGTTTAATCCAAGATTTAGGATAATAATTACTTGTGTCAATATGTTTCATATTTCCAGTGTCCGAAAATACTTTACTAGAATGAATAACTTTACCTGAACTATAAGTTGCCAACCATGCTTGCCACCAACTAAATGTACTATTCCCAATAATAAAGTTATCCATTAAACCACCAAGAATTAGTTGTTCAGATGCATCACCATGATAATGTTTAAAATTATCATTGTGAGTATGTGTACCATTTGGTTCTGCATACTTAAAAGAATCATATTCATATCCGGCAAACATTCTTTTGGCACTATCAATATCATCTGAAAAAATAACTACTTCATTTTCAGTTTTCCAATTAGGAAAGTGTTCGTTTAAAGCTAGGATATACCAACTTCCAGGAATTTGGTAGAAGTCTCCATGACCCACAAAGTCACCTAATCTAACACCAATACCAATAGTTGGTTTTTTAGATTCAAAAAGATGTTTATATTTTGTGATAACATTTATTTCTGCATCGTCTGTAAACCTCAAACTTCTTACAACTTCAGGTTTGTAGTTTTCAAACCATTTTTCAGATTGAAAAAACGAATCTAAAGATACTAAAGTGTCTTTACCATTTACAATGACATCGTCGACTCTTTTCATTTCATCTGGAGACCATTCCCAATTCACTTTAAGAAAATCAGCCTGAGGTCTAAACTCAGCATAATTTTCTTTTGTGATAGGTTTTGTTTGCAAATATTGCCAAAGATAATATCTTTCTGGATAAGTTGTGACTTCTCCAAACTGTTCTTTTTTTGCTATTGACCAAGCATATTTAAAGAGCCAATTCCCAGCTCGCAAGTGCTGACTAAACATCTCATGATAAATCATATTAAGGTTGTTTTAAAATTAAAATGTTCTGTGTATTTATCATATTTTCTTTTTAGGAATATCTGATCATTAATATCTTTATAGATTAATCTATAGAAGCTTAAAATATCAGAAACGTTTAATATTGTAAATCCTGTAATCCTACTATCGTGTCTTTTATCATCATAAGTAGTGGATTGAATTCTTCAAGTTCCTCTAAAGTTTTAACTCTAAATTGGACATCAGTCCAAAACCCTTTTGTGAAATCTAAACCGTTCATACATTTGTTATCATTGAAATATCAAAAAAATAACCAGAATCTGGAAACAAATTTGCAATATCTTGCAATCCTAACATGATTTTATAAAGATCTTCTGAAATAGGTATTCGTCTACCGCAATAAGGTATCATACTTTCTATGAAATAAGTATATTTTGTTTTCCAACCACGGTCTTTAGAATACATAAATTCACTTGAAATTTCATGAAGTGATTTAACTCTTAGATCGGAGAATGTCGGTTCCAGTGATGTACCATCCATTTGTTGCGATACTTCCTGCATATTGTATTAGTTTTTTAACAATAGTTCCAACAATTTCTTCATTTCTCACCCAATTGTTTTCTTCCAAAAATTCTAATAAATCCATTAACATTTTCATTTCTACATCATTTTCAAATATACATTCATCACAAACGTACCAAATGAAAGCAATATACGCCTTATATTTTAAACTATTTAAAATACAATTTTTGACAGAAAATGTACCAGAATAGTACCAAGATTCTATTTCGTCTTTCAATCTATGATAATCTCCTAAAGGAATCAATGATTGAATATTGGTTGAATAATTGTGATTCTGTCTTAATTCTTTAGAAACATAAAATTTATGATCATAATAGAAGAAAAACGTATTTTTCATCGCACTTTGATTCTGTTTTTCATTCCATTTTCATAATAATCTCTATGAATAGATTCATCTAAACTATAATGAAAATTCCATCCCATATCTTTTGAATGTTGAGATCTTCTTTCAGCTAACAATTTAGCTCTTTCAATACCATTTGTCCAAGATCTCCATTTCGTGTGAAACATTTTAAATATAGGTTCTCCCCAAATTACTTCAACTTTGGCAACAGGGGAAGCATTATGACTACCTGGTGCAAAATTTATTTCCTCAAAATGTTTTGTTTTAAACAATACCGGTTTACAATAACCTGCAGATTTACAACCTTGAGTTAATGTTTTAATAGTATCTTCTTCTGTCCCAAACATTTCATATCCATCACATTTAAAAATGTTTACTGAAAACTCACTTAGAGTATTTAACTTTTCAATGGTTACATCAACCAATTCATCGGCATCTACAACCAAACACCATTCAGCTTCAGAGTCTTTCCAACAGTTATTTCTTACTTTCATAAGAGTCTGCTCATCCATCTCATCACCCGAATTGAAAAATCTAACCTCACACTCATTATCCAAAGCAATATCCACCGTATTATCAGTCGAGTAATTATCATAAATCGTAATTAAACATCCAGGTATTCTAGATCTATACCATTGAATAAAATCTAGGATTATTTTTTCTTCATTCCATGTGGTCACGAACACATGCAGTAATGGTTTACTCATAAGTATAATATTGTAGGATTGTTCTTTTTTATTTCTACTCTTAAAAAATTTAAAAAGGACACCCTAAAACTTAAGGTGTCCTTATTGTCATTTCTTATTCAAATTGTCACTGATTTTCTTAAGCTCGTTTTTAATATCTGACAATTCGTCATATATTAAAAGTGTAGCTATAATAATAACAAACCCTATCATTCTATAACTTCAGTTGCTGTATCCAAATCTTTAGATTCTTTTTCTAAAAACAATTTGGATTTGAGTTTGTAAGCAATTTTATCCGACTCATTTCTGATACAAATACCTTCCGATGGTACTTTATTATCATTGTACGCACACATCTTCTCAAGATACACAGCCTTGAGATTATTCAAAAACGATTCATTTGGATTGATTCTATCTTGAAACTCTTTAATTGTTCCTCTATAGAATAAAGGTACTGTCATTAGACCATGTGTCTTACAGAAATCTTCAATTTCATGAAAAGCATATTCGTAGATAGAACCATCAGATTGAGTTTCTGTAATACGATATACTCTAAACTTATGTTCTCCAGGTTTACATCCATAGTGATAACCTTTTTGAATCATCTTTTCACCAGTATATCCTACGATCTCACCATATAAAGTATAACCTTTAAATAAGATTGATTTCAGATCCGCAAACACTTTACCCCAAATGTCGGAATTGTAATATCCTCCATCAGGAATATTGTATTTACCATCGATAGACTTTATAACAGTCCTAGAACTGTACATTGGAGTATATTCTACAATAGGAACATTACTTCCAAAAAACTTTTTAATCTTTTCCCAAAAACTTAACCTACGTTTAGTAAGAACATTACTAAATACAGCACTTGTACCATGCCATTTATCAGTAATTACTACTGTATCATTTGGATTGTTAAATTTCCAAATGTTATCTTGTAGTTTACTTGTTCCATAGTGTAAGTTAAATTGTCCAGGAATTAAAAACTCGTTTACTTTGGGACGTTTAACTTTAGAATCTCCAGTAACCTGTCTTCCACCAAATACTTGAGGTGGAGCATACTTCTCACAAATCAAAATGTCATCAATTGTGTCAAACGATAATCCAACATTACCTGATAGATCATAATCTAGGTTAAATACATTTAGGATTTCAGACAAAGGTAAAACCATTCCCTCAGAAACAATACCTCTGAGTTTTACAGCTTTAACACGTCGTTTATCATTGATGTATCCAACTTGATTTGGATCCATATTTAGTTCTTTAGTTGAATACAAATTCAACTTGGACAAAATATCATGATTGATACATGTTTCTGGTGTAAAGTACACACAGATGTCACCTTCTTTTCTAGAAAGATCTGTAATCACATCATACCCTTCAACATTCCAAACCTGCAATTTATCTGCATTGGGATGTTTTTGAGGATTTTTCATCTCAACAATCTTAGCTAGATAGTTACTATCTATATTCTTAATACTAATAGGCATATGTTAGATTTTTATGTTTCACAATCTTATACTTTACAAGTTTTGTTTTGTTGTCAACTTTAAAGTAATACAATCCTTCTTCAATCTTCTTAAATTCTCCTAAAAGGACAGATTCTTCAGACATATCTTCTAGATAAATACGATAATTAATATATCTAGTAGGATTTTTAAGAATGTTAAAACTTTCAAACTTTACTCTTGCGTAAATAATCTTATCTTCTTCATCTAAAACATCAACATATACTGTTGTGTACTCAGCATTAAAGATTTTTTCAAAAGTTGAAGCAGGTTCATTATGAATGTTGATTTCATTAATCAATGAGATTACTAAATCAATCGTAACATGTTCCAATTTTGAAATTACGTCTAACAGATCGTCTGTAAAATCTTTATTGATCAATCTATCATCTATAATTTCCTGACATACTGATTTTTCAAGATTCCCATATTGTCTATGATATCTAATTCTAGATGGTCGATTTAATAAATTTTCATTTACAAAAATGGAATTTGTTGTCAAAATGAAAATTCTTCTATATGGACTCATCGTACCACCATCCATTACGGACAACAACTGATGTGACTTTTCAAAGATTTTTTCATATTCATCAACAAACACAACAACTTCTTGATCAATATTAAACAGGAATTCATCGATTCCCTCAAATTCTTCTGTAATTAAAATTACAGGTTTTTCAAAATTGTTACACAGTAATTTTGCGGTCACAGATTTACCTGTTCCTTTGATTCCTGACAACAATATTCCTAAGTTGTTAGACGTGTTTTCAAACGTCTTTTTACAACGGTCTACAAACACTGTATCCTTCCCATAAATTTTATGAGAGAATGCAAAACTGTCTTCTTGTCTTTGTAAATACATTCCCAATCGTTGATCATATTTCAACAAATAGATTGCTGGAGGAATGTTGTCAATTTTTAATGCGTCGTTGCTTGGGAAATAGTTTAACCCAATGTTGTTCCAATTTTTCATTTTACGTTTGTTAAAAATTTTATCATACTCAATTTAGCTTCCCGTATGGTGGGAATTGCTCTCCTCACATGATTGGGTTGTTCATAAGTTCTAACACCGTTACCATTATTAAAATAATAAAAGCGTTTATCCTTATGTTTATCCATACCTCTCAAAAGAATACTTAAGGTTTTCCTTCCAGAATCATTTAGATGTCGAACTATTCGTAAAGAATAATCAACACCTAAAATATTTACATGTTTGCTGTTTTTCATCAACATATCATTAATACAAGTGCTAGTATACCAAGAATAAATAAGATTATTCCTAGTATGGTGTGTAGTTTGTTTTTCATCGGTTTTTGTTATAAATTATTAAAATGGGTTAGAATATAATCTAACGCCATAGCTTTAACAGTAGCTGCTTTACGTTCTCCACTAATTGGTATCCAAGGTGTTCCAAAAAAGCATAAATACCAACAACCTTGATAAAATCCTTTATGATAAATACGTAGTGATATAATAGTTTTTCCATTATGGCTACATTTCCAAACACGATCGTTGTCAAACCTTAATGGTCTTCCAATTTTAAAAACTTTGTTTAAGATTATAAACCTACCTTTTTCACGATTTACTTCAAATTCATATTCATGTATTTTGAAACTCATGATAATTTAATTTGGTGATGTCTTTCTAATTCAGAAATGATTTTATTTACTTGAGATAAATAAAATCTATAATCCAATTTATACTTATTTAATGGTTGATCAGTATGATCATTGTATATTTGAACACCCCAACCTTTTAGCATATGATGTTTTGTATAAACACTATATGTTTGTTTGGTTTGTTTATCAACCTTTTCAACCCATTTACATTTATATAAATATGGACCTTTAGATACGTAATATCTATTCAGTCTTTGTTGCTTGATCTCATTCCATTCAACAGTAAAACTTTTATCTACCTTCTGGCTAGCACAAAAGTCAAATATTGAATATTTATCAACATCTTGTATTGCTACTTCAGGTTTAATACCTTTGGTAAAATACTGCTCTAAGAGTTTAGGTATGATTAGAAAATCTACACCGTTACCCAACTCAGGTTGAGTAACAAACAAACCTTTCTTTTTCAATTGTCCATTTTCAAGAATAGCAATATAATCGTTTACTGTGCTATATACAATACTCTTATATTTCTCTCTTTCAAATTGAACATTGAACTTTTGTTCGGTTTCTTTAACTGCTTGAAGATAAATGTCAATCTTATCATTTGGAACCATTACCTCTAAACCATCAGTATTTAAGCTTAATACATCAATATCATTCAGAATACATTTTTCCATCAATGTTAAGAGGATCAATTGTCCTCCACATCTAACTTTCATAATTCCTTCTGGATTGAACAGCCAAGAGTATTCCATATCTAATAAACCACTAACTCCATTCAGAATTAATTTGTAAAACAAATCTTGTTGAAAGAAACTAGTCCATTGAGGAGAACCTTTAGGATGTTGTTTCATTCCAGGTTTGGTTTCTGTAATTCTTTTAGTTTTAAAAGATTTATAGACATCCAATACTTCTGGAAATCTAAACGCGTTCCAATTCTCAATATTGGTTGGATACATTGCATTTATGTTAACTTAATATTTCTATTAAGATCGGACTATATCATCAATTTTAACCTTTTTCCAAATAAAATTGTTAAAATGCTCCCTGTTTAGTCTCTGAACCTTCTTCCAACTCTTTGGAAGCTTGGCTGCGGATTATCCAATTTTATTCTTTTTTACCATATCCGATTAGTTAAATCGGCCCTCATATACATTACTGTCATGAGTTAGTAGAATAAACTCTAAGGAGATTCCCGTCAATTTAAGGAGTTTTAATTGTGCCTACATGTTAACACAATATCATCTGTAAAAATTGTATGAGTGTCAGAACTATGATAAATCTCATTGTTGTTCACAGAATGAATACCGCCTACACCACAAGTAACTTGTAATGGATGGTTTTTTGTACCTGTTAAAAATGTTTTATTAAATTCATTTTTTGACCAACACCATTCAGCATACAATGTTTTTAGTTCAGGTAATTTAAATTCAACATCTAAATCTTTCAAGAGTGTTCCAAAATGTATCTCAGGACGCTTAAATCTTAAATCTCTGACCGTTTGCATATCCTTTGAGGTAATCTTACAGTAGTCTTTTAAAAGTACCTCTGACGCAATTTTAGGGCCATCCATAGACCAAGCATTAATACCGTATTCCTTAACAACTTGGTCTCTTAATTGTATGGTTCCTAAGTTACCTACTGGAACCTTACCTTTACCTTCAAACGTCTCAGTAAGAAGTTGAAGAATACCTAAATCATGTTCCAAGTTATAGTTTTTCAGTTCAGATATCTGGTCTTCATTTAAAACCATAGATGGTTCAAATGGCAGTTCTTGAACTACTGGATATCCCAACTGAATACCCAAACCTTTTAAACTGATCTTTTTACTCTGTCTTAAACCCTTACTCCAATATAAATATAAATCTATGTTTGTAAACTTCCACCCAAAATATTTATAAGGTTTTAGTTTATCAAAATTACCTTCTTCATCATTAATGATGCTGTCTGAAAAAGCTTTAAGTTTTCTACAAACCTCTGATGAAGATTCCTTAGGCCACCATTGATGTTTTTGACCATAAGCCAAAACCATATTATCATAGTGAATACCGTTAAACGATACCCAAAATCCATTATAGGTTTGTAGAAACTTAAATAACTCTTTTCTATTATCAACACCAGGTTTGATTTCTAAAGCTGTTTTTACTCCAGTTTTATAATCTCGAATCCCGAGAAGAAAATAATTCACATAGCATTCTATGTCAATTAAGTTAATCATTGTTTAATTTATAAATTATGATTGGAAGTAAAATCGCTAATGCAAATGCTACTCTAGCTGGATCACACCACAATAAAGGATTTAATTGTAATGACATATATGCAAATGCTGCATAAGCTATCAAATACCATGTTCCAAACGATCTGATATTATCAATTGTCTCTTCATTGTTTTTATATACGTACTTAATTACATCCATTAGTAGTCTACAAATTTAGTTAATAAATGTTTGAGAAACTCTTTACGTTTTCTCATACCCTTTTCTGTAAGTGGCCACCAATATGCATTGTGCCAACCTCTATAACTCCATTGCCACCAAAACTTACTTGATATTGTAGGTTCATACTGTTCGATAATTTCTCCATACTTACCTGTGACACGATATTCAATCATACACAAACCTGTTATCAAATAAGGATGGTTTTCAATATACCGAAGCATTGCTTCAATAGTTTCTTTATTTGTCATAATTTATCGTATATATCTAATAAACGGTTTCTTGTTGAATTCAAATCACTACAAATTGCCGGAAGAACATCTTTAGCTAATTGACAGAAAGAACCATGACAGTTTTTGACATCTTTAGATCTTCTAAAATTACCCTTTGTATCATATTCTTGTTGAACACTAATTATCTGATAGATTATTTCTCCCGCATTAGTGTGTCCTTCGGGAACAGCCTGCAGTTGAGCATTCATATCTAATGGTTTACACATATTTTGAATTGCAACAACCCTAAAATAACCTTTCCAATATGCAGTTACTAAATCTCCTACTTTTAAATTCATAACTTATCCAATAATTGTTTTATCAAATATGTTCAGGTAATTTAATATTTAAAATAGATCCTGGTTCTATACCGATATAACTTTCTTCTTCAGGATCATCAGGATGAATCCAATCAGGACAACACTTTTCTTCAGCAATTTCTAAACATCTTTGAGCGTAGAACTCGGCATATTCTTTCATAATCTTTTCAATATTTTCTATTGAAAAATATTGTTCTGGATAAACTGGATTATCAACAATAATAGAATTCATCAGTTCTTTAATTTTTGTCATACGATGTCTAATATTTTATTTGAAAATAAGATATTTGATATTTCAATTCCCTGATAAATAATTGGATCAAATTTTATTTCTAAAAATTTAGTTTCTATTCCTCTACCAGTAATTGATTTAATTTCCACATCAATATCTTGTAAATTAATATAATCATACCAATCATTAGGGTCACTAAATTCCTCTTTTGTTGTATAACATGCGTATTTATAATGAGTACTAAAATGTGTTTTAGGCCCATATTGAGCAAACCATAATTTTACAGTTTTACCTTCATACAATCTTTTCAACTCATTATTAATTAATACTTTCCAACTTGATATTTTTATTTTCATAACTTACTTTGAATTTGATAAGGTTCCCAATCCATATACTCGTGATACTTTTTCATACAATCATCCCAATCAACACCTTCTATTTTTGTAATGAATTCAACATCACTAGAAAAATCATAAGGATTGTCTCCTGCTACAATTGCCGTATAAGACTGTTCTCTTTCTGAATAGTAAATTTCAACAATCATAATTTATCAATACGTTATACCATTAAATCTATAAGACCCCTGATAATTAGGAATTTTAGATATAAAAGAATGTCTATAATTACCTAAATGAACCATTGGATCACTATTCTTCCATAGATTAAAGAAGTCTTCAACCTTTGTAATATCGTTACTAAACCAATGATAACTATATTGCTGTTGTTTAATGTTAGTTGGAGAAACAAACTTAAAATCATCTATTGTAAATAATACAAGGTATGAATGATCTGGTCCAGGTCTCTCATACATACCTAGAAGAACTTCTGTACCAGTAGTTATACTTTTAAGTAACAGTCTGTAACCTTCAACTCCTTGATTTGATCTGCTTTTAAAAATACTTATAAATTCAAAGTCTTCTTCTAAATTTAAAGCATGTGGTTGTAAAAATTCGATAATCATAATTTATCAATAAGTTGTTTAATTGTTGTACAATAAATAAATGGTTCATTTATATCCTCAATCATTTTATCCATCCACTTTTCCTCTTGCGTTCCGCTAGTACAGTAAATAATAACATTTCCTACTGATTTATCGGTCCGGAGCCTTCCAATCATTTGGCAAAAATCCTTACTTTTAGAATAATATGCTACTAAAACAACATTATCTAACATGGGAATATTCTCACCTTGTTTTAAGATCTTGTTAGAACCTGTTAACATAGTTTTACCTGATTTAAAATCAGCTAAATCTTGTACATAATTTTTATTGTCTGCTACAATACTTGTAGGACAAATATCTAATAAGGATTTACTATCTTGACCAAACACTAGAGTTTTTCCTTTTAGTTTACTAACTAGTTCTTTACAGGATTTAATTTTACTTGGTAATGAATACAAGAATCTAGCTCTATTGGTTGCTACTTGAATCACACGTTGTTTCTTGGTAGCTTCATCTTTATACTTAGCAAACATTGCTTCCCTAACATACCTATCTAAATAGGCATAGTTAGACTTCTCAGTAGTCCAAAACATTTGACCTTTAGCACCAGTTTGAATATTTCTATTAACATCATCCAGGTTATGTTTGACTACAAAAAACTTAATATCTCTTGTAGTCTTATTATCCATTGACTCTTGCAATGAATAAGTATATACTACTGGACAAAATGTTTTAAGCAGATCAAACTTAGTAATTTCTTGACCTTGAATCATGTACTGAGTTTTACGATCAATTGTTGCTGATAAACCTAATTTAGGAACCGAACTAAATGGAGCAATACTACAAAAACTAGATCTTTGAATAAATTCTATTCTTTTGTCTGATAGAATGTCATGAACTTCATCCATTACAACAATAGTATTAGCAGGATCTGCATTGGGAAAATAATCCCACAAGTTATATTTGTAAGCACCTTGATATGTAGCAAATTTAAACTTATAACCTTTCAATGGATCTACACCGTAAAACTTTTTATATTGTTGAGCATCTTGTAATACAGTGTTTTGTCTTACCACAGTCTCTGCTAAAAATAAAATATTGGATCCTTTAGGCATACTTAAAATACATCTAAAAGCAACAAACGTCTTACCTGTACCTGTTGCTTGTTCCACTGTTCCAATCTTTCCATTGTTCAACCAAGCCTCATGTGACTCAATTTGAACTTTTTCTTTTTGCTCATTCTTCATGCTTTTCTTCGTTGATTGGTTTGTGAATAATGTTTATTCCAATCACAATAATTAAAGCAATTACAATTATGATTATCATGCTAAATATTTAGTTTTGTCAAAGAACCATACTGATGATTCTATTGGTGTTGATTCAATACAACATACACAGACTATTTCATTCTGAGCTGCGTACATTATTATTTCTTTTGGAGTATACCCCTGAATCCAATAAATTTCTTTAAAAGATTCAGGGGTTCCTCTAAACAGTTTACGTTTTTTCATGGTTAGTTGGAATCTCTTATGAGAGTCTGTTTAAACTCTCTATACTCCTTTTGAAGCTTTAACTCTAGTTTGTCTAGAGTTTCAGCAGGAATATCTGTTTGCCTTAATGCTGTAACAATAGCAAAAGCTAGTTCTTTTGTGATTTTAGTATGATCTGCAGGTCCACCTGGCTTGCAATGATCAAGGAATACTGCGTGGAAAATGTTCATCGGAAAAGATGTTTTGTTTTAGATTTAATAGCATTTTGTTTTACAAACCTCCCATGAGAAGTTTGCATGTCACATGTACCAGCCCAATAATATATGCGTCTGGAGCTAAGACGAACACCTGATAAAATATATTCAGCCATTCGCTTATTTTCAACACATAAAAGTTCATTTTCATCATATCTAAATTGTTGAGGATTATGTTTCCACAATCCAGTAAACTGTTTTGGTGCTAACAGTTGTTCTATAAGTGTGGTTCCATTACCGTTAAAGTTGTCTTCAACTCTATTGACTAGTGCTTCCATTACCAACCATCTTTCCATCTTAGAAAGATTGTAACATTCATGAAATGCTACAGCAGCTATGATTTCAGATGGAGTTCTGTCCAATAGATTGATTGTTTTAACAGTTCCAACTGTAATCTTATTGGATTGACATGTCAGTGGACAAATCATCAATAGGATCAATAACAGAATTCTGATAAACATAGTTCGATAGTTTAGTGAACAATTGTGGAAACTTTTGCTTCCACAGTTTCAATTGCTTAAGAGTATCCAAATTTGGATGTTCTTTCTGCATCAATTTTAATCGAATACCAACCTTAAAATTAGTATTGGTTTCGTTTTCATCCAATTGTCGAAGTCTTTCAATTTGAGCAACATGTCTATCGTTAATAATGTCTAGATGAAAATTCTTTCGATCTCTTGACTTTGTTAACCAACAATCATAGCTGTCCAACAGACTAGTTACTTCATTTGTATCATCAATTACCTCTGGACGATCTTTATGTAAATAATCACCAGGTTGTTCTTGAAATACATAAACTGGACATTTAAGTAGATCTACTTGACCTGTATTGAGATTAAGACCATCCCACATTTCATAGTAAGCATGTTCTCTTCCATCTTCGGTTACCTCTTTTTGAGGAACTTTGAAAATACGTTGTTCATATTTCTTTCTTCTATACTCACCTCTATAAAATAGAAGTTGATATTGTTGTTCTTTGTATTTAATGATACTTCCTTGTTTGTACATTACTTCAAATCTTTATATTTTCGAATAATTCCTTTAAGTGGAGACAAATCGTCCAGCAGTTCTTGCTTTGTACAATATCCATCATCAAAAAGTTTAGCTAAAACAAAAATGGGGCAAATAATTAATTGCCAAATTAACAAGAATATAACAATAATATTAATTACTATGATGATTGCTTTTATCATAAATCAAAAGGTTTAGAAAAAGGTGAACGAATTATTCTTTTAAAGAGACAATTCGCTCACCTTAATAAATTATTGGATACCGTGCTTCTCATAAAGCCCGTTCGGTTCTGCATCTGCTAATGCAGCCTCAAAAGCTTTACATTTTTCCAACCAATATGCATACTTGGCTGGAACATCAGGATTACCCCGACGTCCCACTTCTCCAAGAATCACATAGAATGCTCTAATTAGAGCAGGATCACTCAACCCTTCAGCAATAGACTGAAAGCTTGGATTTCTTGGCATTAACTTTTCAAGTTTCTTAAGCAACTCATTTGCATCTGGCGCTACTGGTCTACGCATATAAGCTATAGCTTTTGCTGTAGCAGTATACTCACCAGCAGAGTTTACTTCCAGCAACCCTTTCTTTTGCAAAGAATCATAAATTGGTTGAAGATCTTTATTTGGATCTTCTACCCAATTTACAAAGTCTTTATCTGGGTGGGTCTGGGACATGAAATTGATTAGTACAAGATCTTCCTTTTTAGTCAACATGATATTCGATTTTTTTTAATTTTGCGATGAAATGATTCTTCGATCCTTTGCCCACACGAGCTGCTTTTTTTCTAGGTGCATAACCAACTGTAGTTATTACCTTGTCACAGATAATTTCCCAAATGTGCACATTCCCATTTGGACATATACACTTAAATGTTTGGGGCTTCAACTTACCTTTTTGGCAAGCCAATTTTAGACCATAGATAGTAGAACTGGGTGCCCGTTGACCAGTTTCTAGTGTAATCTCTTTATAGTGCTTCATTCTTAATTATTTTCAATTTAAAATTAAAGTGAGTGGTTATTATAGATAGGCTAGTCCTATAACTGTTATGTATCACAACAATAACCCAAATTCGAGTGAGTCTCGAAACCTCACTTTAAATGCTTATTAGTTAGTGCCCGGGACGGGACTCGAACCTGCACGACCGATAAAGGTCAAGGGATTTTCTTACCACTATAGCTTTCGCTACCATCTGACAAAAGACGTTTGTTGGTCTGGACTATATCATCATCCGGTCTGGATGGATCAGCATCTAGTCTCTACGGCTGGAACATTACTCCCTATGCCTCGGTATTCCCATCAACATTACTTGTTAAGGCTTCACCGATATTCTGATCTTCTACTTTGCGAATTCCTTCGCAAGCACTCTTAGTTTTATAATAGACTTTATCTAATTTAATTTGTCCAAGTAAGCTTCCACCATTTTGTACACTAGCACCATATTTACCTGTACAGGTTTTAGAGCAAAAACCAGAAGCTGTTCTTCTGTTTCTTTGACTTGCTTTTTCACCTGTAATGGTAAATAATGTTCCGCACCATTGACAACTGATTTCTACATCTTTCCGTCTAATAGCATCTTCTTTTGAATGAAGAGGTTTGTTAATTACTCTTAAATTAGATAAATCATTATTTGAGAAATTACCATCAATATGATCGACAGTTTCATCTTTGTCCAAATAACGATTTAATTCAACTTCAACAAGATATTTAGGATAAGATACTGTTGTTTTCTTTTTATTCTTTAAAACAACAATTCTTAACCTTTCATCTAATTTCGATTTATAAGGTCCATATATTTTACAATTTATGTAAACTTTTCTCAAAGTCCCTCGTGTCTACCATTTCACCACCCGGGCATCTTATCATATATTGATCAAATCACAACCACAAGTCAATTGACGATTGAAGAACATATCGTATTCCAAAATCATATTGCAATTGGGACATTTGTCTCCAGCTTGCAACATTTTCATTGCAATGTTGTGATTATCGTTCTGAATTTCTTTAGTAGCTTCTTCCAGCTTTTCGTCAATAAGATTATTAAGCCATTCTTGACGTTTTAATTTTTTTTGTTCGTTGGGCATATTGTTTTTGAAATTTACAAACACAAACATTTTTGTGATACCCATACTCCGGACAAATATTGTCTGGACGCTGATCCCAATCAAGTTTGAGTCTCTTGTTCTGAATTGGAGTTAAAGTTTTATCTTCAATTCCTGGATGATTTTTACGCATATAGTTTTAAAAATAGCGGAGTTAGAGCTTTTAACATAAGTAATCTCTAAATACTCCTAGTGACATTCCTTGTTAAGGACTCCGCTGTATTAGTTATGCTACTTGTTCAGCTCCAGCATGTACTTCTGCTGGAATAAATGCAAAATCAGAACATGTGGCTCTGACATTAGATGTCAAAGAGCTGATCTTGATAATTGGAGAATCAGGTTGCTCGTCTGTAATGACAACATTGCAGAGATACGTGCCTCCAATCTTGATGCCCTTTTCTACATTTTTCTTATAACAGATCGCAGAAACTGTTTTCTGTTCTCCATCCGCATTGGTAAATTCAATGGCACCAACCGCATACTCGGTACCCGTTTTTTTATTTACCTGATTTACTTCTCCAAGACTAATCACCTTAGCGTAGATGTCTGCCTCATGCTGATTGTATTCAGCGTTGTAAGTGAATTTGAAATCGTTTTTCATTGTTAACATTTTTAAAATGAGTGGTGAAGATAGGATTTGAACCTATGACATACGCAGCGTGTTAGGCCACAGCTCTACCAGACTGAGCTACATCACCCTAAAAGGGCCCGGATACCATTCTTAAACTCACTCCAGGCCATGATGAGGTAATGGGTTTTTTGTTTGAGTGACTATTGGGACTCGAACCCAAATCTACTGGAACTAAAATCCAGTGCTCTCCATTGAGTTATAGCCACACCATAAGACTACAGTCTTATGTTAAAAAGCTTACTCTGCTGGGAACAGTTTAGCTTTGAGGGTATTCAGAACACCAACAACTTTGGTGAATTGCTCGATTTCAATTACCAATTCAGCACATTTTACTGGGCTACAGGTAGGTGAATTGAGTTGAGCATCCAATTCCATTTGCAAATCCTCCAATCGAGACTGGTTGGCATCAATATCCGCATCGAATTTGCGGGAAACCTGATTTACTGTAAATTGTACCTTGGATGCTGCAATCTGATCTGGAGTCTGTTGAAGACGCTGTTTGAATGTGAGTTCTGTCATGTTGTAAATTATTGTTGTTATTTAAAATTGTTTCTGACCTGTTTGAAATGATTAAAAGATCTGCTGAGTAATTTACTTCAAACTCATTTCTTTCCCCTGAAGGATATGTGTTAAGTATTGTGGTTTTATCACTATTTAACTCTTTAGCATTTAAAGCAGTTAAACAGAAGTATTTACCAATACACTCAGTGTTCTGATTGAATGTGTTTTTAACACATTTGACAATATCACCTTCTCTGAAAGGTGGGTGAAATAATACTGGATCTGGTGGACTAGGTAGATCCGGTTGGGTTTTAGTTTCTTTTGGGAATCTTTCCCAAAAAAGATCAAAATTTTCATTAACTAAAACTCTATGCCAAAACACACTACCTTCTGGAGTATTGTCCCAAGTAAATCCGTTATCAATTCTACCAATAATGATAGATGTATCAAATGCAGCTACTTTAAAAACATTACCTTGTTGCTCCGTTCGTTCCTGTACTACTTTTTTTATTTCTTTCGGAAATTTTGAAAACTTCATGATTACGACTTTCTAAAACTTTAGTGTATAATTTGATTTTGATTTCTACAAAATTAGGTTTTTTATAATTTTGTAATTCCAAATTCTTTTTCCAACGTCTAATACAATTTTCAATGTGTTGAGAATCCATCTGAAATACATATAAAACTCTACCATCATTGGTTACATGTCTTGAAAATCTCATAATAATTTGATTGTGACCCACCCAGGGCACGATCCTGGAACCTACAAATTAGAAATTTGTTGCTCTATCCGATTGAGCTAGCGGGCCGGTTTAATAAAAAGAAACTCAAGTGTGTAAACAGGGACTTGAGTTTCTAATTTGATATTCATTTGTCAGGGAGAATATGCTTTCAAAGTTTATCCTTACTTTGCCCGGAGTTACGGTATAATAACCACTCCTTTATATTACGTTATTACAACGTGTAATACAACTAAACGTATGTTCCTTGTAGGACAATTTGCTTTTTAACTTTAGCAAGTTGTCCGTCTAATTCTGATTTTGCAACACTTGTCGTATTCACAGGTGCCAATTTATGCCAACTGACAGGTGTCATCCCTATAACTCTATCTGATACAAAATATGGACATGTCGATTTGTCATTTCTAAATAGCGTAACAATTTCTCCAAAGGAAAAATCGCTATGATATCTAATCACAATGTATTGCTCACCTTCTTCAGCATCCGGTCTTCGTGTATCTTCAGGATACACCAACGGCATCTCATAATATTTTGTATCTGGATTCATCCTTGTAATATCTTGATTTTTTTTCTTGACTGTAAAAACAGTGCCATCAATTCCGGCACTGATTAAACTTGAAGAACTATAAGATTTTGGTGAATCCAATGGTTCAACAAATTCATTATCAACATATTTTTCATTACCACTATCATCGCTACGATATTCTAATGTTGTAGTATTATCATTAGCGATCAACGTTAAAATCTCACCATGTTTAAAATCACAATCTCCAATGTATCTGAATTTGTTCCCCACAATATATGGAGATTGAAACGCAAACCCTTCAGCAATACCAATATTGCTAATTCTTCGTGCAATTCTTACTTCTTTACTATTTCTGAAATAAGGACAGGGAGTTGAATCATCACGATCATGTTGAATTATATCACCAATGTCTTCTGAATCTCCCTTTACCACAACAAATGATTTCCCGTTCATCACGGCTTCTTCATATTCAGATCTCGTTAAAGTTGGGACGTCTTCAGTATGACCCATATTCAATAATCCAAATGGAGTAATCCATTCACGATTGGAATTGTATGGTGTATCATTTGGAATTAACATTCCACCCTTATCTCTAAAATAAGGATTAATGTCTTTTTGATTGAATTTTATACGTTTCATTTTTCATTATTTGTTAACTTGGAAAACTGTCTAACAGTTACAGGTCCACCTAGTGGAAACTCAAACAATTCCATAGGGAATTGTTTTTTGCTACCGTCAGTTGGATATAACCACAATTCATAATGAGCTGTTGGTGTAAGAAAATCAATTGTTGTGTAACCAGATGGCCATTCGGTCTTGTTGGATTCTACAATGTTTTCTGTCCAGTCACCATGACTGTCTACAAAATACAAAACCTTTGATTTAAAATCGAAAGCAAATGCCGTTCGATTTTCCGTTTTGATTTCATATGCAGTATCTAATTCAGATACAGTACAAACTGTTGGCTTAAACACAAGCATGGATACTTGGGCATTAGCCTGAAGCATCATAAGAGTCAATGCAATAAATAGAAAATTTTTCATGTTAGAAAATGTATTTTAGTGAAATGATTAGCACCCTTCCTTATTAATTGAAACTGTATGTATCTATGTTGCTACTTTCAATCTAACGTTAATAATAAGAAATAGGGTCAAGCTGAGAACTCATTAGTGTTGTGTACATTTCCTAGTACATGTGAATTTGAATCTTTCTCAAGGATCAACACTTCGTATATTACTATACGTATTTTAAAGGATTCAATGTTTAACCTTAATTTTTTTAAAACATCAGATAAAACAATTAGAGCCCGTGTTAACAAGCATTACCCTAATTGGAAAACTCCTGATGTAACCAATGCGTTCCACAACGGATTGATTAGTTTTCTGTGGATGTCTTAGAACAACTCCTTGTTGAGTTTCTCCATCAATGAGTAAACCTCATTAAGACGATTCAACTCATATTGGAGTTCTGCAGCTCTAGTGAGGCTGAATCCTGTTGTGGCTGACAATGCCAGTTCCAACTTTGATTCCAATTCTGCACGCTGTTGTTCCACTGCCAGCAGGTCTGCACCCGCTTGCAATTTTGATGTGGCCACTGTGAATTTTACTTTGGAAGCCTCTTGGCTCTCCTTCTGGATCCTGTCTGTGTATTTCATGTGTTGAATTTGATTTAATTAATTTAAGTGTTTTTTGATCTACAAAGTAATGACCATACTCACAACCATTACCTCTATATTCGCTACATGTGCCATTGTGACCTAGTTTTTCATCAACCCGTCGCCGACTAAACACAACAACCCCTTTATCTTTACGATCACCTACAATTGTGAATTCTTCACCCGTGTATAATACAACATCTCCTACATTGAAAGAAGATTGTGTTGGTGTATCAGAGATTAAATAAATACTTTCTGAAGAAAAATTCCAATGGCCCCTTCTTTCACCATTAAGATGACAACCTCCGTTATGACCTTTTCCCGCATCTTTTAACTCTTTAGAGTAGCACATATAGAAAAGGTTAGTACCTATACTATTTGATTCTAAAATCTGAAATGTGTAAGAACTATATTCATACCCACTTTTAGGCTTTACAATGTCCCCAATTTTAAACTCATGTTCCATTTTGTCAGGTTCTTTTAATGTCAATAAACTCTTATCGGCAAAATAATGTCCGCTTTCGTCACCATTCCCTTTATAAGAAAAAGAGGAATCCGTACCACTATGTCCAAGATTTACATTAGACACTTGTTTAGAATATATGATACATGTACTTTTTTTAATATCTTGGACAATAAAATCTGTCCAATCCATATTTTTGTGTTTGACGTGATCACCAACTTTTATGTCCTTCATAATTTTCAATTGAAAAGTAAATATGTCTCAAGTCTTCCAGACAAAGTAGAAGGGACTACCTTCTTTAACTTTTTGTCAGACATATTTACAAGTTACACAAGTTATTAAGGCTGCAAGAAGCCCTTGCGGTGTGAGTTTCCCATACATTTAACATCTCTTGTTAGAGTTCTAGTTAAATGCTGTTCTCTTCAGGGTTATGCCGTATCTCACCCAACGACTAACTGGTTTCTTCGCGCCAGCCCACGTTACAGTCATTAAAACTTGTGTTTAATTTCAGTTCCACCGTACAATGATACTGTGAAGTCGACATTCTGAAGACTGCCAAATTTATCCAAGGCTATTTCAGCCATAGATACAATTACAATTTCGTTAAACGTCAACTTAGGTGCTCTCAACTTCCCATCAACTTTGATAGGTTGTTTTCCCAACACCTTTTCAACAGCCCGATAGTCGGGCTGAAAATTGATGGTATCCTCTGTTACCTTTTTTACAAGTGTAACAATGACATCTTTTTTCTGAAGCTTACGAGTTTTTGACGTAACACTATAAAGCTTCTCATCAGAAACTTTAATACATTGAAGTTTATTCATGTCTATTCCAGCTAAAGCTGCAAATGGACGATAGGTCAACAATTCACCCACACGTAGTGGGCTATCCGTTGCTTTTTTGTTAAGGGTGACCAAACCCTCAACGCTCACAGATTTATTAGATGTATTCATTATTTTATTCAGGAATGTCACCATTTGCACGACTAGATGGCCAGCCAGCATTAATTAATTCATCTGAGGTAAAAGCTTCAGTAACCTCACGATTACCATTAACTTTCATTAAACTTTTGTTTAAAAATTTAATTTCAGATTTATTAGTTTTGTCTAATAGATCAAAAGCGGAATCTTCACTTGATGTTCTTGCAACCAATTCTGTTTTATTTTCAGATACTGGTTTTTTTGTTTTAAAAATATGAAACATGACTTTTAGATGTTTAATGTTGGAGATCTCTCTCCGTGCACAATATTAATACAAATTGATCATTTTTGTATTAATTAGGATTGTATATCATTTGGTGTCGTTTCTGACCTTCTTGTTTCATTGCGTCTACCATGATATACAAAACGCAAGCATCCAACTTGCTGCCATCGATTAAAGTTTATGGATTGCATCTTAAGATGATCTCTTTAATCTTATCTCATTGAAGAGCTTACATACTCTGTTTCCAGGTAATGTTGGGAGATTACTCTCCCGCATAATATTTAGGGCTTCATGTCACTGGACACTTCATTAACCCACTTAGCAGATGGGACTTTAATATATTATGGTTTCTTTTTAAATGAACCATTCCAGTTTTTACAACTAGAATTGGAAAAGTCTTCATTGCCATTCGATACCAATAGGGCAGTATGTGAATGAATGGACTTGGTGAGAAAAACAGTGATGACTTTACCTTATGTCTGACGACTATAAGATCACTGTTCAATATTTTTAATTCCAGTATTTGATTATTCTGTTTAAATGTAAAGCTTATAAAACTTCTCGATTGAGAAACTTAGCTTTGTAGATCAATATAGATCAAGTTTTTTAAAATGTTATGACCGGCGTTTACGGCCAGTCACAACTGTGATTGTTTCAATACAATACTCTCCATCAGGAACCAGTGTTGGAATCTTGTAGTTGTTTTTGAATTCTACAAAAACCTTATTGAAATACTCAATAACATTAGCAATGTTTTCAGGTGTTCCATATGATTCTTCACAAGAGGTAAATAAATCGTGAACCCAAAACTTTCCTACAATTTCATGAAAAACTTTACTTGCGTAAGTTTTGTAATCTGGAAATTGTTTGCCATTAAGTACATGTTCAGCCATTTGGTGAGCAAGATCAAACAAGTTATTTGAGTTATTAATTTGAGTAATACCTCCGTTTCGTACTGTTACTTTAAATTTCATATATGTGAAAGGATTTTAAATTTCAAAGGGAAAAGCTTATAACCTCATTTAGGAGCGGATGACAATCTAATGTCTGATCTAAAGATCTTCGGATGCTTAAATGAGTAACTTAGCTTGATAGAGTGTATAACTCAAGTTATTAATAGCGTTATTGTTCCCAATCTTATAACAGAGACTTACGATGGGAATGTATTAACGCTTCGTTTTACTACCTATCGGCCCATGAAGGGCTTTGATGTAGATTGCTGTAATGAAAGATGTAAACAGAAGAATGGCTGCTCATAGGCCGAGGTTCATGTTAATGATTAACAGTGCTATATACATAACCATTCAACTGTTTACAATCTTAAAAACCCTTTACTTATCATATTATTGATAAGACCATATTGGTAGCCAATGGTTTTGAATTATATGTTATGGGCCGCATCACTAAAATGCTTTTAATGGTAATTACTTCCATTATGACGTTCGAAGTCTGTTGCACCCAATATTTTACAAAGAAAGAATGAAACTTGAACTATATTTGGCCATTGACCCCATCTGTAGGTTTATGCAATATAGTCAAGTTTCATCCTCTCTCATGGAATTTTATCTTTTGTTTTCAGCGTCAGCCCATAATAGACCACAACATATTAATAGTATGTGATATATTGAAAACATAATCCAATGAAATAGATTATAGTGTTCAAACTTAAATACTTCTCCAAAGCTCAAAAGCCCTGCGAAGAACTCACCTATTAATATGCATATGCATACAAAGGTGATATTGATAATTATTTTTTTCATGTGAGAGAGAGAGTTAAAGTTTTTGTTGAATTATACTGGAACACTGTATGCGAATCCATCGTGGATTGCAATGTATTTCATTGTTGTGATACCATTGGAGTATAATGTGTATGTACTTCCAATTTCTGGTTCATAACCTAAACAGTTAATTGGCATTTTTCTAATGCCATAAACTGAGTTAAGCTTATATTGAACTGCGCAAAATTTGATAATGATGGTGTCATAATAATTTATTGTTAGATTCGAAAATTGTGAAAGTAATAATCCTATATTACTACGGGATTAATAATAAGTTTTATTACCTACTGCGTCCCAGGTTGGACTGAATAGTAGGATTTAAGAAAGGCAGTCTAAAGTAACTTAAACCAATAACTGACGTTATTTGGAATTAGACTGTAATTATTTTATCAAAGTTCTGGATATTTCTAACCAGTACTGATTCCCTTCTTTGGTTTTACCCCATTCAAAAGCACACACTGCTTGGTGTAGACTATTTACCATATTTTGACCTACATGTTGCAGTGATACATTTAGTCTTGCCGCATCATACCAAGGGTATTTAATACCTTCTACTTCTATAAAAGCATTTACTGTATTTTTAGTCATGATAAGTTTTGTTTATGAAATAACCAGAGTAAAGATTATTTAATACTCTGGTTATTAGTTTATAAATCCATCCAATTAGGTGTCACTAACAGTTGTTTTGGAAGGAGTGAATTCCATTCTACTGGAATATATGCGTCACCACCAATACCTCTACCAAAACATCCTCCATATTCATTAATACAAACTTCTTCGAATTGAAGATGTCCTGTTTCAGGATTATAATGGATTCTGTCATGAGTATGTTGATAGTTTTCAAGTTTACCTACTTCAATCTTATTGATCTTGGCTAAAATCATGGAAAGAAATTCATTTTCCTCAAAATAAGTTGTTACTTTCATTGTATGAGAATTTAATATGTTTTGTTACTATAGAATAGTAACGATTGATTTGAGAAATTGAGAATTTGGATTTGGAGTGATTGGATGGGATTGTTTATTCACTCATCTAAACACATCTAAACATCTATATATGTTCATAACTCATTGATAATCAACTAAAAATACAATTGGTATGCTAACAAGATCTAGCCTGTCTTCACACCTAAGTACCTCCAATTGTATTAATTCCCCTTACCACAGTGAAAGTATCTTTGTTATAAACAGAATGGACTCACCAAATATCTTAATGTCTATTGAATCCACTCTGTTATAACTATATCTTTTAAGATGTCATTAGGCCAACCCTCTAATGAGTTAGTAGACAGTTATGTGAACATTGACCAAAGGGTGCTCAATTTACTATTCACCTGTACTTGATGCAGATTACTCTACAACACATCTTAAATATCTTTTAAAAGGACACAAACAGAATGAATGCTAAACCAAAATGAAAAAAGCAAACATTCAAACTGCTTATGTCCAATATCTATAAACTCCCAAAGAACAATGACAACTAACAATGTCTATTGTTCAATGGGAGTGTTTAACAATTAACTACAAGGATCGCCAAAATCATCCAACCTCTCATAGTCTCTAGGATCCAATTCTTGCATTTCTTCATGTAAATCCCATTGCTCTTGATGAGCCAAACCATTTTCTTGCTCTTGTTGTATTTTATATTCAACAATGAACTGTTCACACTCCTCTTTAGTTCCACTGAACATAACCCAATCAGGATCTGCAAACATCATACTATCTTGATGATAAATGTCATCAGCAACAACATACCAAATGTCTTTGTTCATGAGATAAGAGTTTAAGATAGAACACCCACCAATCATAAGATCAGTGAGTGTTCCAAGTGAATTACAGGGTGATTTTCACACCGTCAGCACGCTTGTTAATGAAGCAGGAATTATCCACATCATCATTATCAACCAATACCACGATGTCTTTGGTGAAATCAATAGCAGCCTCTACCTTGTAGTTCTTACCATTGTCACCAGCAGCAAACAATTTCTTGGTGGAAGGACTTTCAACAATGTCGAAAGACCGAGCACCAACCATTTCCTTGAAATTTGCAACAGATACTTGACTCAAAGCCATGATAATTTAATTTATAAGCCGGGGGACATTCCCCTGCCTAAAACAAAGAGGGGGTGGGGTATGGGGTATACCATCAAATAAAACTCTACCATTTTTTCACTCCAAAATAAAAAATCCAAAAAAATAAAAAATAGTTTCAATTTTCAGGGGATAATGACAAAATAATAATTTAAAAAAACTAAGTGAGGTTAGAATTAACACCTTAACTTTGTACCAGTTAATTAGAACTACTGATTAATTAGTTTCCTATAACAATAGACCAGCCGGTAACCATTCTTTACCTAGAATGAAGGTCCGGTTTAGACCGTGGGTAGTATGAAGTAATCTCTTAAAGTACTTTACTTTAAATGATGATGAAAAAGAGGTGTCCCCGCGAGAAACGAAAATGCTACCTATATAGGATTAGTTATTAGAACACTTGGAGAGAAGGCTTAAATATTTGTAGAAGTACATTAGAAGCCTTATGCCGGACTTGGTAACCAATAGCTGTAATGGCTGGATATAAAAGTTAGATGTTCTTGGTAATAGGTTTAACAACCGACTGCACTGGCTAATCTGAAGTTATGTAGTGATTATAGCTCTGAAAAGAGCTTAACCGACTTAAACACATTAAGTCGGGTAGGGAGAGGTATATCAAAACGGTTCCTTTATGGAAGATTCAAAATCTAAAGAAAAGCCTAAGAAAACAAAGTTTGATTTGTTAGAAGAGGATTATGAAAAACTTAAACAAAAGATCAAAAAATCTAAAGATGAAAAAACTAAGGATAGTAAATGAAATACTGGAGGATGATGAAGTCATGCTCACAACTAAATTTATTAAGACTTTAGAGAAACAGGAAGATAGAATTAATAGGAAGGTCTTAAAAAAGATTCAGAAAACTTATGAATAAATACTTAATTAGGAAGCAAAAGGATGGTAAATACACGTTCATACTTACTGCTAGTAACGGGCAGGTTATATGTAGGAGTAATACGTATTACACTTTAGCAGGTGTTCATAATGGTATTGAATCTGTAAAGAAACATTCCTCAACAGATAATATAGAATATGAAGATCAATCCATTGAAAAAAAGATTAAATAATAATCCTGAAGAGATTATGGAAGTTAGTAAAGAAGAGTTCTTTACAGTATTTTATCAACTGTTAGCAATTAAGAACTTTAGTTTAAATAACTCGGAGATTAAAGTTCTATCTGAATTATCGGCTGGAAAAGAGTTGAGTATTTCAAAGAATAATCTACCGCCGATATTTAAGAAGCTAAATGAGAAGAAGTTGATGGAGGGAAAGGAGTTATCTGAGACAGCAAAGTTATACAGAGATAAGTTGTTATCTGATGTAGAAGTAGTAATGAATTTTAAAATTGTAGAAAATGGTACTGGATAAAATAATTGAATTGGAGTTAGAACTCCTAAAAAAGAATAGGGTACCAACGAGAATATTGATTAGTATTGCTAATTTTAATGCGTTGGTAAAGGAATTAGAGTGTGATAGATATTTACATACTATTCATAATATGAAGATTGAAACAGTTAACTCAAGTCAATTGATAGTTGTATGAGTAGTTTTTATAAAGGTATGTCTCGTAACACAAACCCTTATACTGATCCAATAAGTCCTATCGGGATGTGTGGGATAATTACAGCTTGTGTAGTGATTGTATTGTTAATATTAATTTTGACATTCTAATGGCTAGAGATAAATTTGACTATAAAATAACAAAGGATGGGTTTTTTATCTTTCTTACGTTAGAAGAAATTGTTGATATGTATGATGGAATCTTAACAGAAGAAGATATTTTAAAATTAAAAATGTCAACAGATGAACAAAGCACTAGCTCTGGAAGTAGCAAGAGAATTGAAAATAAGTCCTGAGAAAGCAAATGCTATTTGTAGCTCTTTTCATGATGGACTTAAATATTTTTTGACACACCCTCAAGATGTAAAGGGTGGGATCCACATCGAAGGATTTTTATCAATGGCAATTAATAAGTACAAAATTCTACATTCATTAGAATTAGATTCTAAGTATAATGTAGAGTTAAAACATGAAATTTTAGATAATTTACAAAAACATTCAAGAAATGAAACCAAGTCTAAGAAAGGACAAACCAGCAAGTAAAGTAACAATGTTAGATCACATTAAGGCTAATCAGTCTTCAGATCCACTTGCTAAACAAACAATGATTGCTCAAAGCAACATTCACGCATTTAAGTATACAGATGAGTATGCTGCACAAGTTAAAAAGTATAATGAGAATCTTAAGACGTTAGATCCTACATATACTTCTGTAAAACCATTACATGAGATTTTGGTAAGGTTTTATTTGCATGAACCTACAACTGTTGGTTCAATGGTTATTCCATTTAAAACCCATGTACCTGTTCAGACTAAATCTGGAGTGGGTCAATATGAAGAATTGGAAACAGATTTTCCATTTCGACTTAAGGGTATTGTGATTTCAGCTCCTGAATCCAATCCACTTAAACCAGGAGATGAGATTTTACTCTCACGTAGAGCCATTCAAATGAATGTTCTAGGTAACGGACCTAATAGAAAGATTGTTGTAGAACAAGGATTTGTACATCCTGATTCTAACCTACACGATATTCCAACAGATGTATCTGATCCTAACTATGGTTATGGATTGGTAGAGTATCACCAGATTAAAGCTAAACTGTAATGAAAGCCATACTTTATATTAAAGTTAACGGTGTGGAATATCCGGTAGTAGTAACTGAGTCTGATGCTTTGGAACCTTTTGTGCTCAGTTTGGATCCATATATTCCAGATCCAAATATCAAATTTGAACAGTTCAAATTTAGTCAACCTGGTGTTGAAGTGTGTCTTAATTATAAAATCGTTGAAGATGGAAAGAAAGATTAAACTTATACCATATAGAGCATATATGTACTGTCCTAAATGTACAGGTACAATGGAAGCTTGTAATTTTGGTGTATTAACATCTTCAGGAACATCTACTTTGAGTATGACAATTACGACCAATCCATCTTTTACAATATCTAGTCAAACGTTCAACCATAGATGTAACAAGTGTGGACATGGTGAAAATTACGATAAAAACTATCCTTATATAGATTATATTGAAGATGGAGACTTGGGATAAAACATACCATGATTTTGGTACAACAAGTTCCAACACAACATTAACACATACGTTTACGTATACCGGTAGCAAGGAGGTTTCTAAAATAGAACCTCTTTGCAACTGTGTTGGATTTAGATTCGAAAATAACAAACTCTATTTAAGATGGAAGATTAAACCAAATCTTAAAGAGGGATATCATAGTAAAAAGATTATTGCCATCATATATGATGATGATAGTATTGACGATCTAACATTAACTGCTTATATACATGGAGAATCAGATGTTAACGGAAGACCCATTGAGACAGGTGTTACTGGTACACTTAGCTAACAGAAGACTTAGTTCTCATAAAGAGATGGTAGAATTTTTAATGAGGTGGCTGGAAGATCCTAAAGAACATATCGTATATGATGGTAATACACTTAAACAACTACCTGAATCTGATAAAGATATGGATCTCTATGCTTATGGGTATACACACATATGTTATTCGTTTAACAAAATGGATGATGTAGAAAAACTAGTTCTTAGAGCTTATTTCTATAGTTGTGAAATGGAAAGGGCTAAACATACAATTAAAATACATTTGCTAGATGAGTTCGTTCTCGACAATAAATAAGAGTCAATCTGGTAACTTTTGGGAACTAAATCCACACATGGTTCATGTGAGTCCTTTTTCTGACATTTATCAAGCTGATAAATCAAAGACAAAAGAACAATCTTCAAAAGATATGTGGTGTGTGTTCTGGTTAACAGATCCAGATGAAGACAGTAATAAATACTATAGGATTGTGGATAAAGATGAAAGAATGGATATATGTAAATCATTCAATCCAAGTTTTGATCCTGAACATCCCTTAATACAAGAGGCACTTGAGAAATATCCATTCTTATGTTTAACTGCAGATGAATTGGCGTATAAATTACAAAAAGATCAACTGATTGAGATTAGTCAGTTTCTATCTAAACAACCAATCTCCCTGGAGACTGTTAGTGAAATTATTAAATTGAAATCTCAAATGCCTAAAATTTATCAAGATTTTGAAAAGGTTGACAAACTCTTTCAAAAGAATAAATCAGAATCTAGAGTTTGGGGTAATCGTAAACAAACAGCTAGAGAAAAAGGAACAATTTTACCTGATAACTAATGAGTATTACAGAAGACATTTTAATGAAAACGGTTTTAAAAGCTATTAAAACCCAATATGAAAAAACTAAAAAGTTTTTAACAAATTTAGTAAATTAATGAAAAAGTTATTAACAATTTTATTATTACTGTTTCAGCTAACAATTTACGCACAGGATGACTTTTCATTAACATATAATCCTTTTAATGAAGAACATCAAGTTAATCCTGAAGCTATGTATATGGCTGATGATTACTACATGGATGTACCAGTAGTATTTTATGTTTATGATAACAGTAGAGATAATTATATTTTACTTGAAGGATTGGTTATTTATCAAAACTATTATGATTACGAATGTCCTGAGGAGACTGTATGGGATATTCTTGAATTTGCAAACAATAATTACAAACCATTTAATCCTATTACCTACGAGATATTAGGATTTAAAATCATTACCCAATGGCAACTCCAACCCTCTCAGATGCACTAGATACTAATAAATATGTTGCTGTAGTTAACATGTTATTTAATGCTAGAACAAATGCACATATTGCACATTTACAAACAAGATCTTTTGCAGCTCACAAGGCACTTAATGAATTTTATGATGCTGTTGTAGATATTGCTGATTCATTTGCAGAAGCTGCTCAAGTAAATGGTATTTTATCGGGATATGATCTAGGTAAACTTTACACAGGTTCTATTACCGCATATCTTAAAGGACAGTACATAGAGCTTATGGGTATGAAGTCACAGTTTAAAGAAGGTCATCTTTTACAATTAATTGATGATGCTACAGAATTGTATGCTTCTACCATTTACAAACTGTCATTCTTGTCATGAAAATAAAGATTAGTTTAACAGATTATGGAGAATGGTCAGAATGCTGGCTAGAAACTCGATATGTAAATACAGAACATGACACTTTTCAAGCTTGGATTTATCCAACACAGTGGTCTGAATTGTATAAATCAGATGGGTTTTATATGACAGCTTGGTATTCTAAAGAAGCACCTGTAAAAATTAGAGAATTCGTAATCAATAGTAAAAATTCTATAAATAATGATAGACCTGTTAAAGAGATGCAGAAAACTAGCTCAATTTTTGAGCGATTACTCAATTGGTTCAATAAAGTTGCAGGCAGATCAATTGATTAAAGATATTGATAAATTCATTGAAGATGAAAATATATACGGGAATAAAGTATCATAAGTTACCCATATATCCTCAAGCTGTTCTATATTGTATTGGTGTAGATTATAAGTCTATTGTTGATTATGTTAAAGAATACATTTCAGATACAGATCATAATGAACTAAGAGAAGAATATTTTTCAAGTAATAATAAAGGTTATACCATCTTCTTGAAAGATTCTATGACAGTTGTTATTTGGATTAATGAGGAATATGTGGAAGATTTGGGTACAATAACCCATGAGTTATTTCATTGTACAGAATTTATTATGGAAGATTCAGGTGTAGTTCATGCTGCAGAAAGCAGTGAAGCATTTGCGTATTTACTAACGCATTTGTCAGACCAATTATTAATATGATAACAGATTTAACAATACTAAAAAGAGATTTAGTAGTAATTGAGAATGTTGATAACTTTAAAGTTAATGTTCCCAACTTACACCCTGCTCACCCACAATACAACAATATTTGGAAAAAATATTTTCAAAATTGTGTAGAAGGTTTATGGGCATTCGATAATGGTGGATGGAGATTTATGCCACCAAGTTTATTTTTTTATATCAACTTTTTTAAACTAGAACATACTGAAAAAGGTTCTAAGTTAAGACGAGCAATTAAGCCTATTCTTCGAGATTTAGATTGGTTAATACACTATTCATATCTTGAAGCACAAGGTTTCTCTGGTTTTAAAGACGATCCTAATGTTAGTTGTGATTATGCTTTAGTAGATGAACAACTATATAAGGAATTACAAGATTCTTCAAAACCAGAATATAGAACAAGATTTAATTCTCTACATAAGGAGAATGGTAAAAGAAAGGACTTTATTAGCCCAAGACAGTACTTAAAACAGTTACACGAGAATCCTTATGGTAAACCTTTGTATGCAAATCCTGCTAGAAACTTATCTCCATTTGGAGCACGTGGTGGTGGTAAATCCTATTCTGTATCTGGAATCTGTGCTCACGTACTTACATTTGATGGTGCAAAAGAATTTACCAGAGAAGCGTTAGAAAATCCAACTATTGCATCTATTGCAATTGGTGCAGGGATTACAGATAAGTCTGCAGATTTAGTTAATAAAGTTGTAGCTGGTTTGAATTATCTTGGTACTGAAAAAGATCTAGGTGTATATGGTTCTCCAGAAGATGAACAATATGAACCAAGTCCATTTTATAGAAACTGGATTGGTGATGCAAAACCCGGTAATAAAAAGAATCCATTTAGATATGAGTATGAAGTAGAAACAGCTAGAGGTTGGGTAACACAGGGTACTAAAACAGCAATGTATCATATCAACTATTCTGATAAGAAACAAGATGGTACACAAGCTGGTGCCGGTGGTCGTTATCTTTTATCTGTATATGAAGAGATTGGTTTGATGCCAAACTTTAGAGATGCTCTACTTTCTAACGTAGGTACTGTATCTGTAGATGGTGAACAATTTGGTGTACAAATTGCAATTGGTACATCAGGTAATATTGATTTGGTTCAGCAAACAAAGCTGGTGTTTGAGAATCCATCAGAATATAACTTCTTAGAATTTGAAAACATTTGGGAGCCTTCTGATAAACAAATAGGATTATTTATTCCTGCTTACTTAACAGAGACTCGATTTAAAGATAGAAATGGTAATACTGATTTAGAGAAAGCTCTACAGTTTTACGAACAAAGAAGATTAGAAGCAGCATCAAAAGATGATCCATCTATTCTTTATAATGAAAAAATGAACTATCCAATTGTTCCATCTGATATGTGGATCTCTAATAAAGGATCTTATTTTCCTCAGATAGAAGCAATGGAAAGAGAAAAAGAATTATTGAAGAACCAGTTGTATAAACAGTTGGCTCAACCAACAAAATTGATTTGGGATTCTAAACAACCTAATGGTGTTAGAGCTGAATATTGTCCAGATACAGAACTGTTTCACACCTTTCCGTATGATAGAACAATTACTAAATTGGATGGTGGAATAGCTATATATGAAAAACCTCAGACAATTAGAGGGGAGGTTCCAAATGATATGTATATTGCAACATATGATCCATATGTATCTGAAAACTTAGATGAAGGAGGATCTTTAGGTGTTACCAAAGTATTTCTTAATCCTAAGTATACATCTGAAGGATTTAATGGTAACTACTTGGTTGCAACATATATTGGCAAACACCCAAATGGTAAAGATGCTTATTATGAGAATCAGGAAAAACTTCTAGCTTACTATGGTAATCCATATAGAGGATTGTGGTATGAGGCTAACCGTGGTGATTCTGTCAGAGGTTATTACATGCGTAGAAAGAAAATGCATCTTTTAGCTCTTAGACCCAATAAAGAAAAGGGTTCTAATATTTATTTGAATAAGGTTTTAGAGTATGGTGTAACTGTAGGTAATCAGATTGATAAAATTGAGATGATTGACGATACTGCAGAATGGCTCTTGTCTAAGACTAACTTTAATGGTAAGCAAATGAGAGTAATAGAAAATTATCCATGCTTGTTTACAATACAACAAATTATTCAGTTTCAATTGAAGGGTAACTTTGATGCTGTTTCAGCCTTGATTATTTACCCTCTTGCTTTAAAAGAATTAGAGCATCAGTTTATTCAAGAAAAGAATAAACCTAAATTTAATCCACTTGCTGCTTTATCGATGAATCCAAACATCTTTAAAGTTTCAGATACACTTAATAGAATAAAACGAATCAATGAAAAGATTAGAGAACAACAATAACTCTGTAGAAGGAGTACTTAAAGGAATTAAAAGAGCTTCTGATATTATTACATCTACAATGGGTGGATCAGGAAAGAATGTGCTTATGTTTGAAAATAAGGCAATTCAGTTTACCAAAGATGGTGTATCTGTTGCTAAAAAAATCCAATTTAAGGATTCGGAAGAAGATGCTGGAGCACAAATGTTAATTACTGCAGCCAACAAGACTGTTAAAGAATGTGGTGATGGAACAACTCTAACATCTCTTTTTACACAAGAATTTGTCAGCAAACTCTTTAGTCTTTGTAAAGATGGTGACGTCAATCAGATTCTAGATGAGTGGGAAAGACAGGTTAATATTGTGGTTGAAATTCTTAAAGAAAGATCTACAAAGATTGAGAGCATTGATACGATTTATAACATTGCACTTACATCTTGTAAGAATGAACGTTTGGCACAATTGATTCATGAAATTTATCGTAAGGTTGGTTTGAGAGCAAGTATATCTGTACAGATGTCACAGGAGTCTCCTAATTCATACTATGAAGTGACCAAAGGTTTAAACTTTGATGGAGGATTAATTCATCCTTTATTTAGTAATCAATTGAATGGAACGTATCAAGCTGAGAAACCTTATATCTGGTTGACTGAAGATGTAATGAATGATTTTGAAGGTCATGCTGAAATCATTAATGAATTTCACGAACAGAAGGTTCCACTAGTGATTATTGCTAAAGATTTTTCAGATTCGTTCATTAGATATACACTTACTAACAAACAAGCTAAAAATCTGGATATTTGTTTACTCAAACTTCCAGGTTGGGGTAATGGTATTAGAGAAAATGTAAAAGATATGAAGGCTTTTATTAGTAATAATTATGTAAATAAAATTACTGTAACACCTACAGATTTTACGTTGTATAACAATCCAGACAGTAAAAAGATTAGAACTCGAGTTAAACAATTGGAAGCTCAGATTGAAGGGTTTACTGAAGAATGGGATCAGAATGATTTTGCAAAGAGAATTGATTCACTCAATCAAACATCAGCTATTATATATGTTGGTGGTAGAACTTTAGCAAATGCTCAGGAGGAATTTGATAGAATTGAGGATGCAATTGGTGCATGTAAGACAGCTTGTAAAGGTGGATATATTAGAGGTGCTGGATCAGAGTTGTTTGATATTTCAAACAATAAACAATTCACAACAGAGTTTACAGATGTGTTATGTGCTCCTCTTTTTAAGATAATGAAAAATGCAAACATTAATCATTTGGATGTTGACAAACTTCCTTTTAATGTGAAAACAAAACAACAGGACTCTAATCTTTTAGATCCTACAAATGTAGTAATTACGGCATTACAGAACAGTTTTGCTCTTGCTACACTACTGATAAATACAAGTTATATTTTACATGATTAAACTAAAGATTTCCGAAAAGGAAAAGTATAAGGATGATGGGCAATGGTTTAAGGATTATCTACATCAGACAATCCCTAATCTGTTGCCCAATTCGGATGATTATCAAGCAATGATTACTGCATATAAATTAGTCAATAATGATTTGACTGATTTTAAAGAAATGTTAAAACGTTTTTGTAATCCACTTGGTGATGACATCGGAGAAGTAGATGACGACATTCAACCATATCCAGAACTGCATAATGCAGTTAATGTATTAAAGGGTGAAGTTGTTCAACGAAGAGATCAATTGCATTTAATGTTATTGTCAGCTAATGCAATCAAGTCTAAGAACAAAAAAATGTTTGAAGCTATTCACCAATCTGTAGATGAGAAGTTGGCCATTGAACTTAGAAAGATGGAAGCTCAAATGCAAGGAATGGATGAAAAGCAAACAGAAGAATTTATCCAAGGAATGAGAACTCAGTTAGAACCTGAGGATCTAGCACAAAAGAATTGGTTATCAGAGATTGAGATCTTTTATAACAAAGCTTTACAGTATTGTATGTACGATCAAGATGTTGTAGATAAAAGAGTTGATACAATGTCAGATCTTGCTATCGCAGATAGAATGTTTATTTATTCAGGTTGGCAACATGGTAAACCTACATTGGAAGTTCGAAACCCGTTGTATGTAGTTTGGCATAAATCACCTAATGAAAAATACATTCACAAGTCATCTTGGATTGCATATCAAAAACCTGTAAGTTTGGTTAATGCTATTGAAGCTTATAATTTATCGGAAGAAGATATCGAAAAGTTAATGGTTACTTTTGGTAGAGGTTTAGACAATAGACATGCGTTAGGTAAGACAAATGAGATTGTTTTTGACCATACTAGACAAGACTTGTTGATTAATCAGAGTCAACCTAATATTGATAAGACTATTGGTTTGAATCAAACTAATACTTTCTTAACTAATAATAGGACTCTTATTTGGGAAACTCATTTTGAGTTTAAAGCTTTTAAAGAGTTGATCTTTTTGTCTTATAAAGACGAGTATGGAGAATCTATCACATCAATTTTAAGTTCTGATTTTGAGATTCCAAAAACAGCAAGAAAAGAGAAGTTTATTAATCGATATGATATGGAATCTGAAAGATATGTTTGGACAGACTTTGATACAGAGTTTCAAGCTGAACGTATTTGGATACCACGTAAGTATGAGATTATTCGATTGGGGTCTAATGTATATCCTGTAATTAGAGAAGTGCCTTATCAGAATACAAACATTGAGCGTCCTTTTGAGTCGTTCAGTCTTTCTACATTTGGTGCCATTGCTAATGCTAGAAATGCAAAATCTGTATCTTTAGTACAAAGAGCCATTCCACCTTATTTGCAATTGCTTTATGTAAAGCATGTTATGAACAAGGAGCTTTCTAAATATCAAGGTGCTATCCAATCAATTGACGTAGATCAAATACCTGATACATTAGGTCAAGATATTGATGGTAATCCGATTAAAGATAAAGTTGCTGCTTATTTAGCAATTCTTAGAAAGACAAATAAGGACATTTATTCTGGAACACAAACTAGTTTTGGAGCACTTCCACCATCTACAAGATCACCAGGATCCAATGGTTATTTAATTGGTACAGCAATTGAATTGATGAATTTACATCAATTGTCAGAGTTGATTAAGAATGAAATTTCTTTAGCTATGGGTTTGAGTCCTCAAAGATTGGCATCCTTTCAACAAGGATCCAATGTTACGGATAATCAACAAGCTGTGCAACAATCTTATGCTATCACAGAACCTTACTTCTTTATTCACTCTTTGATTTGGAAAGAAGCTTTAAATGACTGGTTGACTAATTTTAGAACATATTGTGAAACTCAAATGAGGGTTAGAAATTTGTCTGAAATGTCATTCCAGTATTGGCTTCCAGGTAATATTGAAGAAGTGTTAGAAGTTACACCAGATTCTTTAGAGGCTACAGATATTGGTTTGTTTTTAAGCTCTAGTTCTAGCTTTGAAAGATATGCTGAGATTATGTTACAGAACACACAAGCCTTTGCTCAAAATCAAGGACAGGGTATTACTGCAGTATCTCAGATTATTAAAGACATTATGTCTAAAGCTTCTCCTGAAGAAATACATAAACGTATTCAGATTGAAGAACAAAAGTTTTATGATCGTCAATCTCAAATGCAACAGCAGCAAGCTCAACAACAACAACAGTTGCAAGAGATGCAGAATGAAGCTACAATTCAAGCATTTGAAAGAGAGAAAGAACTTATTGTACTTAAGGAACAAGAGCGTAGAACTACTGAGATTCAGAAAGCTACAATCTCTGCACTTGGGTTTAGTAAGGATACAGATGTAGATGATGATGGAACACCTGATGTAATTGAGTTGATGCAACATGATTTAAAGGAAAAAGATTTAGATTTAAAGAACAGACAATTTAAACATCAAGTTAAAATTGATGAAGAAAAATTGGTTTTAGAAGAGAAGAAAATTAAGGCTTCTAGAGCAAATAAAAAATAATTTTGCTATTTACGAATACATTTGCGATTACAAGAGTAATATTCAGGACATAGAATCATTCTAGAAATTACTCTTGTAATTTTGCACTAAATAAAAGAGACTATGAATATAGATACACTACCAACATTTGATGATGTTAACCCTCACGATGTTATTCTACAAGTAGATGATGTAGAAGAAACTCAAGAGGTTGAAGAAACACAAGAAGAACAGGAAGAATCCCAAGAACAAGATTCGCAAGTAGAGGTTGATCCTTTAGCTCAAGCCACTTATGAGGCTTTGGTTGAAAAAGGTATTATTGAATCAGACGATAAATTTAATGGTTCTTTTGATTACTTGGATGAACAGTTTGAACAACTGCCAACTAAGTTATTAAAGTCAGCTATTAATGAATTACCTGAACACTCACAAACTGTTCTAAAGTACATTGCTGCTGCAGGAAACAATTTGGATCCTGATGAGCTAAAAGAATTTTTAAAAACATATATTGGTGAACAAGATGTTCCTGATATCTCAACTGCAGATTCTGCAAGAAGTTTTTTAGAAGGTGAACTTAAAGCACAAGGTTTGAGACCTAATGCTATTCAAGCACAATTAGATGATCTTGAAGATTCAGATGAACTTTTATCTGAAGCTGAGAAAGTCCTTAAGTCTAAGGAAAAGAAAACAGATACTTTAATTCAAAGTAAAGAAGCTGAGGTGCAAGCTGCAGCTAAATCACAAAAGGAGTTTGTCCAAAGTGTGACTACAACTTTATCTGAAATTGGTTGGTCAAAACCCCAACAACAAAAGGTCATGCAAATGATCCCAAAAGCAAATAATGTATTAAATGAGATTGTAAAATCTCCAAAGGCATATGTTCAATTAATGGACTTACTAAGTAAGTTTAATGGTAAGGAATTTGATTTAGGTGATATTGAAAAACGAGGTGAATCTCGAGCAGCATCCACACTTAAAGATAAAATTACTAAATCTGGATTTGTTTCAGGTTCAGGTAAAACCACAGCTTCTAACGAGTCTCCATTAACTGATCTTTTTAAAGAATTCAAACCGTTTGTATAAAACAAAATTAACAATTAATGGATAGACGTTCAGCTCTTGTAACGCATGAACGTAGTCACTGGGGTGGATCATATTTTGATTCATTTACTCACGCAGCTATGTTCCGCCAATATAAGCCATTCGAATTTGGTGTAAAAGGCGCTCAATTGTTTTCTGCCAAAATTGGCGAAGACATGATTAACAAAAAATTTACTTATTATACTGTTGCTCAGAAACAAGTACATATGCTTCCAGGTGGAGTAGATGAATATACTTGGTACTTGATAGGTTCTACAGCTAATGAGTACCGTATGACAGAATTACTTGTAGATCCAGCAGGAACTCCAGGTAAAGGTGGTGTACGTTTTAAAATTGCTCTTGATAGAGACTACTTGCACGAACCAGTTTATTTGAAACTTGGTCAAGCAGATCTTCCTCTTTTGCGCATTATCGGTCAAGGTACACAACGCTCAGTAAACTCTACTGAATATGAAGTTGAACTTCAAACTGGAGATCTGAATGCTTGGATCCCTGTTAAGTATTTGCAACCTGGTGCTACTTGTATTCAATCTACCAGCTTCACTGCTGACGAATTGAACACTAAATATGGTCCAGACGAATATGGTGAAATGTTCAAGTTGTTTAACTGGACAACTCAATATTCTCGTAAAGCCGAATTTACTGACAAGTTCATTCGTACTGAAATTGCATGTCGTAAAGAAGGACGTCCAATGTCTGGTAATGATTCTTATTCTATTGCAGGTCAAAAACAAAAAGGTACTGCAGTAAGTTCTGGTTATGTGTATCAGACAAACTTGCAAGACAAGACTACCAAAGTTATTTCTAAAGGAACCTTTATTACTAACATTGAAGCTCGTCTTGAAGAAAGAGTTATGTGGGATCGTGAAATGGCAATGGATGATGGTCAATTGCAAAAAACAGTTGATTACGATACCAATCGTCCAATCAAAATCCCTGCAGGTTGGAGACAGCTCGTCAAAGATGGTCATTATTTGGAACACAATGGTTCATTGAGCCTTGGAGATATTTTCTCTTTCTTCCAAAATATCTTCTTAACTCGTAAAGACTTCTCAGATCGTAAGATTAAAATTGCATCTGGTGAAGCAGGTATTCAGTTCTTAAGTCGTAAGATTTTTGAAGAATATAGCTCTATCGTAACTGTGGATACTTTGTTTGCTAAACCAAACACTACTCCAGAAGGTTACCACACTAATGAATTGGAATATGGTGCTCAGTTTACCAAAATCAAAATGATGAATGGTGTTGAGGTTTCTATTGTACATGATCCTACTAAGGATGATCGCTCTAGATTCCCTGAATTGGCTCCAGGTACTAACTATACACTTGAATCCTATACTATGGATATCTTTGATTTGGGTAACACCAATCAAACTCCACAAGGAATGGACGGTCAAAACATGTGTATGGTAATGCAGGATGGTGTTGAAGAATACTATACTGTTTCTAATATCTACAACTTTGAAACTGGTGCGATCACTGATGGTGGTAATGCATACAGCAATAACAAAGAACTCGGTATTTATCGTACAATCGCAGGTTCCTTGAACGTGTGGGATGTAAGCCGTGTTGCACAAATTCGTTTGAATTTGAATCTCTAAAAAATTAAAGGAGAGAGGTTTTAACTAACTTCTCTCCTTTTCTTTTGAACTCTAGAACATTAATTTTGATATGAAAAATCACACTACACTATTTGTAAGTCCTGTTCCACGTACAGCATCTCAAGGTAGAGACCGTCAGGTTTTTACTGTTATTGATCCTAAGACTAAACAGTTGACTACAACAAGATCAATGAATAAAACTCGTGAAGTAGGTACTTCAGTAACACTTAAGTTCCCACTTGACACATACAGTGGAAGATACATTACAGGTTTAGATGAATTGGTTGCAAACCCAATCTATTCATTAGATGCTGAAACTGTATTCTCTACTTATAACTTATCTCCAAAGTGGCAAGATATTATTCCTAAACTGGTCAGACAAGCTCAAATTTCAAGACAAACATATTTTGAAATTCTAGATAATGTTGATCCAGATTATTATACAACTCTTGCTAAAAGCGGAACAATGTTGTCTTTCCAACCATCACAACTTTTGAATCGTGAATCTACTTTTATTGAAAGATTTTCAGTAGAATTGTTTGATCGACCAAATCGTTTTGTTGATGATACACCAAGACAACGTATGGCAATTCAACTTATCAAAGTTCACAATCGAATTGCCAAATCTAAAATGGAAGCAAATCCAGTTGAACACCTTTTTTATATTTCAGAAGAAAATGAAGCTGAAATGGAGAAAATGAGAAAACAAGATATCATTGATGAAGCTAATTTTGAGAAGATTAAACTTCAAAAAGAAGCATCTGATTTTGTTAATTATAAAGTGGCTTCACTTTTGACTACATACCAAGATCGTCCTATTGTAAAAGGTGCGACATCTAAAGATGGTGTTAAACAGGCTATTAATAATTTCTTGAATGATAAATCTCATCAAATGGAAAACATTCAGAAGTTTAACGATGTTGTAACATTGTTAAAATCTGCTGAAGGTAAACAACGTTTTGAGGTTAAATATCTTATTCAACAAGGTCTAAATCATAAGGTTCTTGAAAATAGAGATGGTTATCTTGTATGGATTTCCAGATCTGCAGATAAAAACATTTACAAATGGACCGACTATGAAAAGTTTGTTTCATTCATTGTTTCTGAAATGATCATTTTTGATCCAGAAGGTGAACTTACTAACTGGTACAATGAATTGTTCCAAGAAGTAAAATCTAAAAATGCTTGGCTTGAATAATTGAACAATGACAATACAGAGGCTACATCAAGAAATAAAGTTTCGATGGAACAAGCTAAACTCAAATCATAAAAAAGATTTTTATCCGGCAACCTTAGATGATATAATTAATAAGGCAACAGATGATTACATAGAAATCTTTTATTCTGGAAATAACAGTAAGGAGTATAAATTTGGATTTGAGGTAACTCAACAAAGAATTGATATGTTACAAACTCTTGTGGTTCCTGCAACAACCAAAGCAGCTACATTAGTTTCTACTGGTTTATACCAAGTTGATATTTCAACACTTGTTCCAAAATATAGACATTTTTTGAGAGCTTATGTTGTTCCAGTCGAATGTCCGACTAAAAAGATTCCTGTCTCAATAACAAGAATCAATGATTTAGATACAAAGTTGGCAGATGCAAACACTCAGCCATCTTTAACATGGAATAGATGTTTAGGTTCATTTAAGAATAATACCCTTGAGTTATACACAAAAGGGTATACAATAACTGAAGTTAAAATAGAATATTTGCGGAATCCTGTTAAAGTTTTTTCTGGAGGATATGATTCTCTAGAATTCATTAACGGCGACACTTCTGCATATAATCTTACAAGTCCTTTAGTTACTTCAGATTTACCTGAACAACATCATGATCTTCTAGTGGATATGGCAGTTGCTTATATTGCACGAGCCCTAGAAGACAATAATAAACTTAACTTACAAAAAGAACAAATACTTAATAAAGTATGAGTACATTAAAAAAGACAAACAAGCTTCCTATGGAAGCTATCTTGGTTGTTAAAGGCGATCAAGTAATCCCAACTGGTTCATGGACTACCGCAACTACTGCCCTTAATATTAAGGATGGTCAGCTTGGTATTTTAAGCATGGATCCAAACTCAGCAGTTCGTACTTATGGTGAATACCTTAGAACTGGTGATGATTCTACAGAAGTACAAGCTATTAAACTTGTACAAGGTACTCCAGTATCTCAAGCTTCTCAGCTTGCAGATCCTTGGGAAGTAGCTGATAAAGCTTATGTAGAATCAGGTATTATCCGCAGACGTAGTATTCGTTCTGTAATGGTTAAAAAAGCACGCTTTGCTACACTTGGTGCACAGGCAGTAACTAACTTCCCAACCGTAGTTAACAAAGGTGAATATAACGCTTTCTTGAAGCTTAACTCTATCAGATACCGTAAAGAATATGGTATCACAAATGATAACAGTTTATATGCTTCTGTTCCTGTTGTAGATGATTTCAATGCAGCCGGTATTACCCAACCTCTTGACTATGTATTACAACGTTTGGCTGCTGACTTTAATAGTCAATCTAAACTTGTAACATCTGGTACTAGAAAAGGTAACAAATCATTTGTTGTACTTGGTGTTAAAGCAGGTGGTGGCTCAGGTCAAGCACTTGGTACTATCACCCCAACTACTAACATTAACTTCCAAGTAGTTAATGGTGTTAACCAAGTTCTTCCAGGTTCTGTTGAACTTTGCCAAGCACTTGCACAACTTGTTCAAGATTCTGCAGCTCTTACTAATACATCTACCATTGAGTTGATGAACCCGCTTACTGCTGGTGCTGCTGCTACTGTAGATGCACTTATTGTTATTGGTTTACCACATACATTGGCTGCATACTACGATAATGTAGAACAAGAAATGGTTACGCCAACTATTAACTTAGGTGGTACATTCATTTCTGGTGTTACTGATCCTATTGTTGTTGTTTGTCCAGCACAAGAAGGTACAGGTCATTCCCGTAAATGGGACATTCTTAACCGTTGGAGAAACCAACTTAATGTACACACCAAACAAGTTCAGCCACAAGATGACTGGTTCTCTGAAGGTAAATCGTACATTGATTTGGCTAAACAGTTTTACACTTCTTATGTCATTGAATACTTTGACACTGAAAGTACATTGACTTTGGATATTGGTAGCCCAAAACGTGCAACTCTGTTGTTCCGTTGTGAACCATTGTCAAGTTTCACTGTAAATGTAGCTAACATTGTAACTCGTTTGGGAGCTGGTTCTACACCAATTCCTTTTAACACTTCCAATGATGCTGGTACTGGTACTGCTTCCGCAGTTACTGTTGCTGGTGTAGAAGCTACACTTTCAGCTTGGTTGGAACACGCTCGTACTACTGGTACAGATTTTAAAGTAGGCGGTGACGCTATTGCGGCCGGCGTTTACTTGTCTTAATTTTATATTTTCTGAAAAAGGGGTTTTTTGTCATAACGGCAGAAAGCCCCTTTTCTATTAAATTTACACAATGGGAAAATACGAAGAATTTAAACAGCTCACGCTCCCGTTGAGTGTAGTTAAAAAGTTTTTCACTACTACTGGAAATTCCGGTAGAAGAGCAATGGGTGGTTCTGGTAATGAAGGTATTGTTTTAGCTGACTGGATCCAAGCAAGAATTGATGATGGGACAATTGATCCCGGGTCAGTTCCAGGATCTAATACAGATTTAACATTTAGTCAGACTCCAACTACAGTTACAATTATATCTAGTACAGGTACAGATGCAGAAATACCATTTGCATCCAATACACTAGCTGGTGTAATGACTGCTGACGACAGAATTAAACTGGAATCACTAATAACATTAACAGGCGTTCCAGCAGGCGATACAACATTAGGTGTGTTTTCAGGTACAATAATTCCTGATAACATGGATATAAAGTCTGCTTTGCAGTTTTTAGAATCTAAGTTAGATACGATACCTAGTATTACACAAGGAGATCTTTTATCTGCAAATACTGTTATTTCTATTACAAATGGAACAAATGCTGTATTTGGATCTGATACAACGTTGACATTCAACGTTGGTAATATAAATCTTTCAGATATAGGTGGTACGTTAGATGTTGATCAGATATCTACAACTGGAGCTACTACAAACGATATAATTATTTTTAATGGGACAAATTGGGTTGTTGATTCAATACCTACACCTTCTATTGCCCATAACGATTTAACTGGACTGCAAGGAGGGCAAAGTGGGCAATATTACCATTTGTCCCAAAGCATATATGATAAATTAAAAACTACTAATGCCAATAAGATTCTTGGTAGAGTTGTCACTACAGGTGAGGTTCAAGAACTTAATTTAGGTGGATCTTTAGTTTTTAGTAGTACATCTATTGAATTACGCAATGATTCTCCTTCACCTGGAAATAGTAAGTATTATGGCACTGATGCCACAGGTATTAAAGGTTATCATGCTTTAACAGCAATTGGCACAGTTACAAATGTATCTGCAACAAACTCAGCAGATTTAACATTTACTGTAACCAATCCTACATCTACGCCAAATATAACAGCCGTTCTTACAAATTCAGGTGTTACATCTGGGACATATGGTTCTAATAACACAGTTCCAGTATTCACAGTAAATGGTAAAGGTAGAATTACATCTGCAACAGACACACCAATTTCTATTACGTCTTCTAACGTTTCTAATTTTTCAGAAGCTGTAGATGATAGAGTGAATGGTCTTTTATTAGCTGGTACAGGTATCACTCTAACATATGACGATACTGCAAATACTTTAACTGTAGCTTCAACTGCAACAGGTATTACTGGCACAGGTGTTACTAATAGAGTTGCTTTCTGGACTTCTACTACTAATTTAAGTAATGATTCAGATCTAGGATTTGATGGTACATATTTAACATTAGGTAATCCAGGATCTTCTACTGCTAAATTTACATCTAAAGGTGTAGGTGGCACTCAATCTACATTTGGTTTTATTCACCAGAATTCAACTAGTGTAGATGTGTTTAAAGTAGCTGATAACGGAGCTGTTACAATTGGTGCATTAGGTGAAATTTATTTACATCCTGATTCAATTAATTTAACAACTGGTGGAGACTTTCCAATTAATGTATCTGGTGGTAATTTAACACTTTATTCAGATGAAACTGTTACTGCCGAAGGTGGTGGCTCAGCTAGTAATACTCCTTCATTTAAATCTATTGCTACAAGATCTACTAACATAGGTACTTGTATTAATGCTCAAATTGAAGGCTCGTTTACAATGGGAGCTGGATCTAATCCTTATTATGATTTACATGTTAAAACTATTGTAAATCAAACAGGTGGTACTTCAGCAATAAGATCTATTTATGTAGACCCTACATTATCTGCAGCAACTAATTATACAGGTATTGAAATTAATGCTCCAGGTCATACTGCACTTAAGGTAGCATCTGGCGATGTTCGGTTAGAATTAGCTGGTACTAATACAGGTGATATTTATTATAGAAAAGCAGATGGTACAGTTGGTGTATTACCAATTGGTGGACCATCTGAAGTATTAGGTTCTACTGGAACAATTCCAGCATGGACAACAACGTCAGGTTCTTTACCTGGTGGTACAAATGGAGACTTTCTTATTTATAGTGGTGGTTCTTGGGCATCAGGTTCTCCAATTAAAGAAAAACAAACAGGTATAACTGGAGTAACTGTTACATTAGGTGCAACTCCATTAGGTTCATCATTATTTATTTTATATAGAAATGGTATATATCAAGATGATATAGACGATTATTCTATTGTAGGTAATGTTATTACAATGGTAACAGCTTTAGTTGCTACAGATAAAATCACAGCTATTTATTACACTTAACAATGGCAATAACAAAAGTAAAATTAAAACAGTTAGAAAACTCAGCAACGGCTGGTAGTGTTGCAACTACAGACAGTTCTAACATTCTAACATATGTAGCCCCATCATCCGGTGTCAATCACCTTTGGGGTTATGAAACAGGTGGGGCAGGTACTTTACCTGTATTTATTGGTACAAATTTATCTTATAATTCTACAACCAATACATTAAATGCTTCAGCAGGAGCTGGAGGTTATTCAGATGTTCAAGAAGATGGAGCAGGATTTACTAACTCCAATACAAATACAAAGTTAAACTTTGTAGGTACAGGTTTGACTGCAGCAGATGCAGGTTCCGGTATTACAAGCATTACATTAAATTCTTTTCTTAATACACTTGCAACAGCAGGTACAGTTGGATTAGCTTCAGGTAATGTATCTGGTACATTACCTGTAAGTAATGGTGGTACAGGGGCAACAACCTTAACAGGTCTATTGCAAGGTAATGGTACAAGTGCTGTTACAGCTATCGCCAACTCTTCTACAGTAGGTCAAGTACTTAGAGTAACTGGTGCTTCAACTTATGCTTGGGGGGCTTTAGATTTAGCTGATACTGACGCAGTAACGGGTGTTTTAGATGAAGCCAATGGTGGTACTGGTAATTCCAGTTATACAGTTGGTGATATTCTTTACGCTTCTACTACATCAGTACTTTCCAAATTGGTAGATGTAGCCACAGGTAACGCACTTATTTCCGGTGGAGTTGGTGTAGCACCATCTTACGGTAAAATCGGATTAACAACTCACGTTTCGGGTGTTCTTCCTATTGCTAATGGTGGTACAGGTTCTGCTACTCAGAACTTTGTAGATTTATCTACAGGCCAAACAATTGCCGGTGCAAAAGTATTCTCTTCAAATATTACTATTAACGGTACACCTTCAGCAGCTACTGATGCTGCAACTGTTGGTTGGGTACTTAATAATGTAGCTGGTTTAAAATCAGGTTCTGTTAGAGTAGCTACCACAGGTATTCTTACAGCTACAGCTCAAACAGCAACAACAATTACTTTAGGTGGTACAACTTTAACTATTGACTCTACATCATTAGCTAATGGTGATACAGTATTAGTAAAAGATTCTGTTACAGGTGGTTCAGGTGGTACATTTAATAATGGTGTATATACCGTAGGCGGTATTGGTTCATCTGTTGTACTTACCCGTGTACCTTGGATGGACACTGCTGGAGAAATTGATGGTATATATGTTCTTGTACAAGATGGTACATCTAATGTAGGTACTTTATGGTTTACTGTTTCTGAAGTAACAACTTTAGGTACAGATGCAATTGCGTTTACTCAAATTCAAACATCAGGTACAATTGGTGGTACTGCAGCTACAAATAAAGTAGCTTACGGTTCTGGTTCAAATACTCTTACCTCTACAGCTTTATTTCACTTTGATGGTACTAAATTAGGTATTGGTACTGCAACACCAGTTACAAACAACTTACTTACAACAAAAGGTACTACCTCAGATAATACAGCGTTTGGTTATTCTCACTTAAATAGTGGTGATACACAAGTGTTTAGAGTATCTAATAGTGGTGCGGTTCAAGTTGGTAGTGGTGCTCCTGTAACATTAGATTCCAATGGTCTTTCAAGTACAGGCGTATTGTTTGTAACTGCTGGAACATCAGGTGGAGTTAGATTGTATGGTGGTTCAGCTTCAAATAATGGTTATTCTTTAAGTATTGAAGCTGCTGCTACAAAAACACATACCTCTGCAGATTGGGCTATGCAACAGATTGTTTCTGGTTTTGCTCCAACATCTGGTACAGGTACTTACAAATCACTTTGGGTTAATGATACTATTAATCAAACAGGTGGTGCAAATGGTATTACCAGAGGTATTTATATTAATCCAACACTTACTGCTGCTGCAGATTATCGAGGTTTAGAAATTACAGCCAACAGTTCTCATTATGCTATTTATACAACTGCAGGTAAGATTAGATTTGATTTTGGTACTCCTGCTGTAGGTGATATCTTAACTAGAGATACAAATGGTGAAGAAACTCGTATTGCGGCTGGAACATCAGGACACGTATTGACATCTAATGGTGCTGGTACTAAACCTACATGGCAAGCTCCTTCTGGAGGTACTAAAACTGTAGGATATGTTGACGGTACTGGTACTGATACTTATGATTTAGATGGTGGTACAGTTGTTAAAGATGTTGATGGTTCAGCGTTTGTGTTCACAGTACCTTCTAATTTAGATTTGGTAGATGTTTATCGCAATGGTGTTATGTTATCCAGATCTGGTACTACATCAAGAGATTATACACTTAACTCCGGAACAGGTGTTTTAGTATTAGCTTCAGTTTTAGCTTCTGATGAAACATTAAAAATTGTTAAGAGAGTTTAATAAAATTATAAAATGGCCACAACAAGAATAAAGGTTCATCAACTTACCGATGGTGTTGATGGCGAACTCATAACATGGGATGCTTCAGGGCACCCAACAACTGTGGCTACGGGAACTGCGGGGTATGTACTAACTTCCAATGGAACTGGTGCTGCCCCTACTTTCCAAGCTGCAACATCTCCTATTACAGCTAGTAACGGTTTGGCGCTAGCATCTAATAATATTACATTAGGTGGTAGCTTAACGGCTGTTACAACT